CCTATAATTTCTCATCATTGTTTTAGCATATATCGAGCCGAATGTCAATATTTCGGTTCAAGTTACCAAAATATTGTGCCGATGTGCTGGTGCAATCTGTATTATCGGGTTCAGACCCACTTTTTACTTAGGAACCAGCAGAATCATCAACCCAAGTTAGTGTACCACTGACATTTTTGAGCACCTGAGTCTTCCCGGCGTCATAGCCTTTAACTCTGGCTAACACTTCGGTAAACATCTTTTTAATGTCATCGGCATGAGTCTTATCCATAGAATTAAAACCACTGTTGTTAATCATAATAATACCTCTAAAATGTTCATCAAGATATTTTACACCCACAAAATATCCTCTGAAATTAGTGTTCTTCCTCGTCGAGATGCGAGGACTCATAATCAATTGTCCAGTGCGACATTTCATCAAGCATCAACATAGCGAAACTATTCCCGTGCAGTCTGTTAATATACAAATCCTCAATGCACATCAGCGTCTTTTTTTCGTATAAAGGCGAAATTTTTGTATCGTTGTACTTGTAAAAATGTTCTTAATAACAGTGCGGCATTGTGTTCGCGTAAATTCCATCATAATGTCGTTTGTTGCGGCAACGCTTTCCTTAAATTCCTTATCTTCGTCGATATGCCGCTCCAAAAGCTCTTTGATTTCAGCAATGCTGTCAGAGACTTCGTCAGACTTGCCATATTTCTTAAAGAAGCTGGCAATAGCCTGACGAGCGGTCTTTGAAGCAAGTGTAATCACGGAAGCGGCAGAAATAACAGCACCAAGAATGGCAGCTATATTTTTACCACTTCCACAGATTATTCACCGTCTTTCTCGTCCTTGGAGCCGTCGATAAAACTGTTATTAAACTCATTAACGGCATCTTCGATGAGCATATGAATCTCAATATCCGTAATAGTGATGCCCTTTTCACCGAGCATAGAGGTTACGGACTCAATGCACTTGTTGAGCTTTTACACTCTCTTAAGATATTTGCCGGCACACATCCAGTTGCCGCTCTCGAGTTGACACCAGTTACCCTGACGAGCCACGACATAGAATATCTCGCCTCTTGAGTACTGACCGACTCGGCGATACCTTACAGACGGACCTTTGCGAACATATAGCATCTTACAAGTCATAGTGTAAGCTGTCCCTCTGTGTGACGGAGCAGGTGAAGCAGTAGACGCATTGTTCACATATGTACCCTTGGCGTTCTGAACGCCGCAGAACTCGGCAGGATTGATACGTGTAACCGTGCCTTGACCGGTGCGAACCTCGTAATGAGTATGTGCACCGAAGCTGTTGCCGGTGTTACCCATTATGCCGACAACATCACCGGCAGAGACCCTCTGACCCTTATGCATAGAGATAGACGCAAGGTGCGCGTAAAAGTGCCGCTTGCCAGTTGAATCGGTTATGACAACAAGGTTGCCATAGCTCTGTGTGCCTGTTTTGGTTTTGCCGTCCCAGACGGAAACCATTGATACTGTGCCGCCCTCTACCGCGTGGACGGTTCTATCATCATCTCCGACTATGTCTATACCGCCGTGTCCTTGTTTAGTATTGATATTATATGTGTACGGCTGTGTTACGCGGTTGCGTCCAGAAAAAAGCATTCCTGCCGCATATCCGCCTGTTTCTTCATTCTGTCTAACATCGTCTTCCGTGCCATAGGTAAGCGCTCTCTTCGAGTCCGACAATCCCTCGGTCGTCGGGTCAACGAGTATTCCGAGTGCGGATAAAAAGTTGACGACGAGCATTAGGATACCCGTCAATGTATCCTCACTCACTTTTGGCACGATTTCAAACATTCCGAGGATTTGATAAATTGTCGCCAAAATAAGTGTAATCAGCGACACCACGAATGTCTTGTTCTTAAACCTCTGCTTGATGTTGATTTTCATAATTTTTTACACTCCTTTGTGATAATTTTCAAGGTCGTCAATTCGGTGATTGATAACCTTAATTTTTTGCTCCATTACCGGTATTCGCTCGGCAAAATTGTTATGCATACGCACCTCTCTCGTAAGTTCTTCAATCTTTGTATCGATAACAGCTTGATTGCGCTCAAGCTGCGTCGTCATATTACGGGAAGTGCTTATCGATGTTATAATAACGCCGAGAAGAGCAAGACCGCCCGAGATTATAGCAACAGCTACAGCATCACTCATTCGCTCCCTCGCTTTCTTTAACTGCCGTTATCAAGCGATTTGCTTCATCCGGCGTAAGCCATTTCTTAGCGCATTTGGTTAAATTGGCTACCGATATTTTGCCGAGAATATACCGCTGCCAAAGAAATTCATACATTATTGTTGTCCTCCTCGATTATAGTGAGCATTATCTCTTGGATTGCTTGAGAATTAGCTTCTATTCGGTCTTCCACCGTCAACGGGATGTGCTCTTCAATAGAAGTTAATTCCTCGTTGGTCTCAACCAGTTCGCCGTCTACGTATTTTTTCATACAATACACCTACCCTCTCTACTTGAAATACACTTGAATTTTGGTGCCTACCGGGAGTAATCTGGACGTGCCCCCCGATGCGTGCAGCGTTAACTTTTTAAAATGGTTTTCTTCTTCTGTTTTGCCGCCGAGCATCCTAACGCCATATCCGGCTTTAGGGAATGTCCCGTTAGGACTGAGGAACTTGCTTAGCACCCCCCAAGTAGTACAGCACGCGAAGGGGGAGGACAATCTGATTCTAAATCCTCCCAAGAAATTAAGACCGGTGTCAGGTTTAATGATTACACCGCTTCCGTCGCCGCCGCAGGAGGTGAAATAAGTCTTGCTTCCTCCTGCACATTCAAGCTCTGCTATTACATATGCCAAGGACTGCGTGGGAGGGGGCATAACAAGCGTTACAAGAAGCTCGGTTGGATATACATTGATTGCACTTGTGTTAAAATTAAATTCTACGCTCGAGACCTCGGCTTCCAACGTCTGCTCCTTCCACAAGTCAAACTCTTTAAGGTCGCTTCGTTCGTATAACTTAGCTGTACCTAATTCGTGGTCGTATAATATTTCAGTTATAACCTTATTTTGCACTGGGTTTTCTGACGTTTCGGACAGTTCGGTGTCAACGTTCTCTTTGATTGTAGCAAGAAATGCATCAATCTCGGCTTTGGTATATGAGTCTCCACCGATAACTTTGTACTCGCCGTTGATAAGACGATAGTGGATGTATGAGCCATTGGATTGATTTGTAATGTAGTAATCGGTAAACTCATTGCCGTCAGAAACACTCGGTAAAGTGGCTGCAACATATGCGAGAGAACCGGCAACCATTTTCCAAGCGTTATCAATCCACTTATAGTAGAGACAACCGGCGGGAGAGTTCAGAATGTAGTCAACATCCGTTTCGCCACTTTCAGGAAGTGTTTCAACAACGACCGTAGAAGAGGCACCAAATGCATCCCATTGCTTCTCACCGACCGAGTTCGTAATGTACCAGTATTTGTCGTAACCGTCGCCTGACTTTTTTGGGATAAGATAAAATGTCTGTGATTCACCGGCAACAGGAAGCTCGTCTACAATCTTAATTGTAAAAGCCTTATAATCCGCGAGCAAAGCCTGCGTATATGTTTTTGAGAGTTCAACCGCGCCGCGCACTGCGTCGCCAAGCTTTGAATACTTAACCGTGTCCGTCAGCTTATACGCGTCCGCAATTTCATGTGTTACAGCTAAAAGATTTTCCTGAACAATATCGGCGCGACCCTGTGCATAAGAGTAAATATCGGCATTGAGCCCCTGCGGGTCATAAACACTTGGTTGCATTGCTGTGTCAGCTTTTTTCAATGTTTCTTCAAATTGTGAATTGACCTTTGCGCGGGTCAAACTGCCGTCTTTAATGGTCATCTCGGCAAGCTGTCCACTCAGTAAATACTCTGCCATTTCGGCTTTAACGGCTTTTTCAATTTCTTGTGCAACTACTTCGTTGCTCGCCAGCTCTGTAATTTTTATCTCAAGTTTATCAACTTGCGTTTGATTTGCTTTTGTTGCAATTGCCGCCGCATTTGCATTTTCAGCAGCTTTTGCACGAATGATTTCCGTCTGTAAGGCAGTAGTGTCCGCCTTTCGATTTACCTGTGCTTGTAAGTCTGCCGTTTTATTTTCAAGGTCAGTTACGCTCTGACTATTCCATGAGGTTACAGCCTCAATTTTCGCAACCAACTGGTTGTAAAGTGACTGCGAAATTTCTGTGCTCTGAGCATCAGAAACAAGAATGTCGCTGTCAATCTTTAATATAAGATAGTTCGTAGTGGCGATGGTTTTGCCGCCGCTGCCATAGAGCATAAGTGTACAAGTACCGGCTCCGATTTCTGCAGGCAAAAATACACAGTTATCGTCGTCAAGGTACTGATTATATGCTGTACCATTCTGACGAAACTGAGCAAATGTCATTAAGCCATTCCATTCATCGCCAAGGTTGAATTTAAACTTTACAAACTCCTGCGAACCAGATATGATATTGTCAAACGAGGAGGCAATGGATAGCCTCTGGTTGACAACATTAACATATATACTCATTTAATTCCTCCATTCTTCGTAATTGCAAAGCAATACAGTATTTGAGAAGTATGTAAGTCAACATTAAGTGCGATACTCATCTTCCGTATTCTTTGTTTTACTTCCACTTTCCGATAGCGTGGATGTAAATAGAACGTGTTCCATTATTGCCGTTCGTATTAGTTTGATAATATAACCAACTGCATTTAGAGAGGTCTTTACTGTCTGGGAATGCGTTAACCCAATTCGCATAATACCATGGGCACGAACCTATCACAACAGGTTTACCGACAAAAGCAAATGGGAAAGAAGCTGAACCGCTTGTGTAGTAGATATCTGTGCTGACGGGTTCCAAAGAAATTGTAAAACTTTGTTCTCCCCAGCATTCAGCAATCCCACTATTCCACTTTCTATAGAACCATGTTCCACTTAAACCTTGTTCAATGATATAATCCATAACAACGGACTTATTTCCCTTTGCTATATGCACCGCCCCTCCGATGGTTAAATCTCCGTTGGCATCTAAATTACCATCAATTTCGACGGGTACATGAAAGTTGAAATCATTTTTACCCCAATCGAAAGCCGGAACACCACGTGGTACGATAACAGTTTTGGTAATAGTACTAAGTTGGTGCTCAGAATTCCCGTCTATCGCTTGAATCTGAAAATGATACTCTTTTTGGTAATTAAACTCATCATCTAAAGAAAAAGTCTGACTCGAAGTATAGCTACGTGTTCCGAATACGATTTTGGTAGATTCAATATTTTTCCACGCTCCATATGACCCGTCCGATTCTTTGTATCTATAGCGAATAGTTAGGGTGTTTGTCATAGCCCCGAAAGAGCCCCTATAAAAATCACCGGAAAAAGACATTGTAATATCACTACCGGTCGGTTTTGGGCGAGACAGGATTGGGTTAATGGTTAACTGTATATAGGCAATTACCGTTGGGGTTATCGTAACAGAACTTGAGTATCCTCTGGAGTCTGTAGTTTTGAAAGCGAATGATGTTTCGGAGCAATTCTGATAAACTTTTGTATTACCAGAAACCGAATCTCCGTTAATGAATTTTGAAACAATAGACGCAGAATTTTTTGCAGTTGCGGTAATAGTCGCAGTCGCCGTAGACTTATACCGAATCAGTTTTGAACTATCTCCTGTTAGAGCTACTGTTGCAGTATTTGTATCAATAACGGTTCCGCTTATATCTGGTGCGCCGGTTGCTGTAACTGTAATTGTGCAGGTGGTCGCATTACCGAGTACGGTTGTGCTTCCTGAGCTACTATATGTACGACAAGTAATAGTACATTTTTCGGTCGGGGAGTTCGGAATTTCTGCATAGAACGATGTAGGAATCTTAAAGGCAATACTTGTATTACTAAACTTGACCTCAGAGGACTGAACTCCTCCTGAACTTGTAATATAACCACTTAAGCTTCCAAAATTATATTGAAGTGAATGATAATATGATGAATTATACTTCGTTACTACGACAGAGGATGAACTTCCTATATTTGCGTCCGTTGCACCTACACTTGATGCTAAGACCTGTGCGGTTGCAGCAACTGAAACATTACTTGTAACTGTATATGTGTTTCCGGAATAAAAGGTTGAACCGTTAACTGTATGAGTCGATATCGCATAATTCGTACTCGGAGTAAAGGTGATTTTTAGTTTATCGTTGTAATAAAGCCTTGCTCCGTTTGACAGATTCCCTATTCCGCCATACCCAGAAGAAGTTCTGTTTACGGTTATGTTACTACCGGTTCCAGCTGACACATAAAGGGTGTATGTCGCTATGTTTGAAAGAGTTATATAATCATTTGCAAACTCCTGCGACCCATATGAATATATCCTTGTCCTAAAGCTTACATACACATTAGATTTTGTTCCGTCAGCATTATGAACAATTGTTAGTGTCCCGGATGTGCTTCCTTTTTTAGCTGGGAATTCGCGGCTATCCCAAGGAGTTCTGCCTTTGTAGTATACAGTAGTCCCGTTGATACTAACGGTCGTTTCATCGATTGTGTAGTAGTTTACTGCACCACCGGCAGATGTAAGTGTCCATGTTAAGGTTGACGAGTTTGATGCATCATCCGTAGACTCTGTAATGGTTAATTGTAAATATCGCCCATCGTATTTTGAACTTGTATATGTCCAGCTCATAGCTGCTCCTTTCTTTCTATATTATTTAGTTTCCTATATAGAAGCAGGCAGTCCGATTGGAGTCGGTTCCGTCTGAGTAATCCTCAAGGCGGCTATTTGCCCCAACAATCAGATACTGCCGTGCAGTTAAGTTAATTGCGCTAACACCTTCGTTGTTAGCTGTAAGAATTTCCGTTCCGGAACGAGTAACATACATTCCGGTGTTGTCCAAAAGATTTTTGATTTCTTCGCCGCTTTTATAAATGGTGAGACCATCAGCGTTGAAGGTATAGCCTGTGCGAGTCGTAACTTGGTCAACATCTACGCTGTATGTCCCATCAGGGTTCTGAACAGAGATTTGTTCCACGATAATATTTATGCCATCAGCCTTTTGTTCAATGGACGAAATTTGTTTGATAATACTTGCGCTGCCATCTGGCTGAAGCTGGTTGTCATCGCCATAAATAACTTTATCGACAAATGTTTTTATCTTTCCATCCACAACTGTAAACAGGTCATTACCATCCTTGTCAAGAATACGAACATTGTGTCCGATAAACATATCGCCGATGATTGTTTCCGCGTTAATGCCGTATGCCGATGTTTCGTCACCAATAATTAACTCTCCGAGAGCAACTTTGCAGCTTTCCCATGCATCATCCGTAAAGACAAGAGTTCTGCCAGTTAATTTAACCTGTCGGGGGTCAAAAGCTCCGTTACTGAGCCGCTTTTTGCCAGTATAGCCAGAACCATCAATTAAGACTTCCTCACTATCAGAGGCTAAAGCCCTGCTCATGGTCAGATTCCTTGAGGTTTGCAGTGACTCCTTCATTGAGTCAAACTCGCCATTTTTGATAGGGTAGAGAATCTCTTTAATATAGTTTAGCGTATTTGCAGACTTTGAAATATCGCCCAATACATCGTCGAAGAGTGAACGCGGGTCGAATTTATTAAATCTATTTCCGAATGTCATGCTCAACGCATGGTCATCATAGTTAATGGTAATATTAGAGAGAAACAGGAGGGCTATATCATCTGTCTCAAGTTCCACGTTGATAAGACAGCCTGTTTCAAGCTGCTCACTCCAATGCTGAAACTCTTTGATGAAAATGAAGTTCTCTGCATCAATGCTGAATTCCTGTGTAGGCTGAGACACTCGCTCTAATCTGGCTTTTGCTCTGTCGTACAGAATCTTCATCTGCGAAAACTTTTCTGAGTATGACATGATGTCTGTAATGGTTACATATTCATCTGTATAACTACCCTCAAAAATATAGTGGCTAAGTTCGGAATACTCATCTTCAGTAAAATATTTTGTAATTGATAAAGACCCTTGCATTTTCTTGATTTTTGTTTTCAGGTCATCAATTTCTTCATTCACCTTGCCGAGTTCCGTCCCGACATTTTCCTGCTTGCTTTCACACTGTGCAATTAAATTATCGATATACTCTAAGGTGTCGGCTATTTCAGGATATACTTCAATTGGCGTGCCGCCGTTTTCAACAATTACAGTATTATAGCTACCGACGAGAGAAGTATCTGATTCCGCCACAACGTTATTTCTGCAGCGGGTATACATTGTGATTTGCATAGCATACTTCTGAAAATCCATCTGTAGCTCATTTGCTTTTTGCAGCTTATCGTAATACTGCAAATTAAGGTCATAATACGGTGTCATTGCGTTTTCAACAGCCTGTTCCCACGCCTTGACTTTCTCTCGTAATGCTTCGCTCATCCAATCCAAATAGAAATCAAAGTTGTAAATAACATTTGTTCCTGTCGGATTGATGGCTGCGATTGTTACATTTTCATCACCCATAACGCTGATTGCGGTATATAGGTCATCGGCGTTTTCAGTAATGTCCAGCGAATTGATTAAATCGTCTTTTGTCAGATGTATATCGGTTTGACGAACATAATTGGCTTGGTCATACACATTTATGATGCGGTTGATAATATCGAAAACGAAGATACATTCATAAGCATCCTGAACATTATCCATAAGAAAGCCTAAGCAGTTAAGAGATGTATCTACGCCTTCAAATGTTCTATAACGTTTTGCAACAGCGTCGTCAATATATCCGATTGTCCACAGAGGGAGTACCTCGACGATGGTTTCGATAATTCCCTTGTTCGTCCCAGTTTCGTCAGAGGTAAACCTATATGTCCCGTCCTCAATATATGGAATCATTTTTTGCTGGATTTCAACATCGATAGACTGAGCGCTAACATCCTTATAATGCACGCTTTCTGAGTACCCATCTTCGATGTTTGTAATCATAAAATAACCGATGTCGTCCACAAAAATCAGTCTGCGGTTTTGCACGGCACGGTATAGAGCGTAGGTGTGCGCGTTATCTTCTGCGTCTTCCCTGCGAATCTTATTGACTCTAAAATTGAGTTCGCTGATAGAGTTGAAATTGAATACAATTTCTTCAGCCTCGTGGTCTGTTAAAATGCCAACCGTATTGGTAAGCAGTCCATCCTTATAGACACTTCCCGGACTACATAATGTCAGTTTAGGGACTTCGAGGCGGTTGAGAGTACTGTATCGAACAAGCATTACAACGACCTCCTGTTTTGAAATTCGATTTTCATAGAAGCGACATTACCCATTACTGTAAGTTTATTTTCACCATCAAGCAGCCTGATGAAGTTCTGCTTTGCGAACTTTTCATAATACTGACCGCTGACATAGTTCAGCTCGCCTTTCATAACGATAGTTGCATACGGGGATAATCCCACAAACTTAGTAAGGCGTGTACTATCGTCAGAGTTGTTCGAGATGATGATATCTCCGCCAACGCCACCCATGTTAATGGTGACTTTCGGATATACGTAGTCATCAATATCTGAGTCAACGGTAACGCTAACTACAGAACTAATATCTTCGTAGGCGTTGCCGACGGAATAGGACTTCTCAATTGCATCCTGCCAAAACATATTACTGTCTGCTTCGAGCGTAGCTTTATACCCGACAATTCCGCCATTGTATTCAAGCTTCTCCGGATTTACAAATCGGCAATTTAAGTAGTTGCGTTTGCGGACGCCATCAATGTATTCAAAAGTTTCTCCGTACAAATCGTCAGCTATATCAAAATATAATTTGCAGTACTCTCGCTTGTTAAACAACCATTTTTCAATTGTTCGACGCTCCGACAGTTCCAGCAATCGCTCGTTATCTGTAACAAATTCGATATCAAATGAAAGTATTGCCCCGGAGTAATCATCATCCATAAGATATTTGCGTTTTGCTTTCTTGCTAAAAAGAGAAATGCTTTCCTTGGCGCCGCCGAGCTGAAGCATTCTTTCTGTTCCAATCGTAGCGATAATTAAGCCATACTGTCTTGACATCTTTCCAGCATACTCAAAATGAGAACCATAAATATCAGCCATCTCATCACGCTCCTTTCTGTGTTAATTTTCTGAAATAAATATTGTTGCACCCTTTACCGCAAAGGGTGGGTAGAAGTGCGTAAATAGAACCGGGCTCCCCTATAATCGGGGAGCCACGATTATTACTTATTAAGCTTGTTGAATTCCTTTAACATGGTTTCAACAGCTGAACGCTGTTCTCTGCGAATCGCAGATACCGTTTGCTGGTCGGCGTTACCACGAACGATAATATCGCCCATATTGATTTCGTTTTGACGAATAACAGGTTGAATAGTGTCGAGCAAGCTTCCGCCGAGAGCGCTGCGGATAATCTTCTTTAGGATTTCTCCGCCGCCATTTGCAAACTCATAGAGGAAGTCGCTTGCCTTGGCATTAAGCACCTTTTCTCCTCCGGTGAAGAGTTTATACCTCACACCATCCTTGGACTCAAAGGTCGTTTCTGTACCAAGTTCGTCGATTGAATGAAGTCCCGCCGTTGCCTTCTTGGTTCCAGTAGCGTATCCAACGATATCAGATTTGTTAATCCATCCGGTATATACGCCGTTTCTTCCGATAAGAACTTCGTTCCCTTTTGTTTGATAAACGGTGTATGTTCCGCCCGGTACGAAAGATGCCATACGAACGCCACGGCTCTTTGAACTGAAGTGCGTCGCGGTCTTTTTGACCGTAATCGAAGAACCTTTAGATAGCGACGGTGCATTGCTCTGTGAGGTTGATGGCTTAGAGGACGAAGAATTGGAGGGCGGTTTCTGACTTTGATTTGAGGGATTTGTACCAGACACCGCTGAGGTATCCCATCCGGTATTGGGCTTATATCCCGTCGCATTTGTCAGCTTGACACCCTTATAATCCTTACCGTAAAGTTCCTTATATTCAAGAAGTGCCTTATAAGCTTCCTCGTAAGTATCTTTAACATCGTCGTCATTGCCGGTGCCGTACTTACGGTTATATTCAAGCATTTGCTGATACAGATTTCCCGTGTTTTCCTGAATTGCAAGGAGGGCTTTGTTGAACATCATCTCGGGATTGTTCAACTCTGCATCAAGTGCATCAATCTGCTTTTGAAGCTGCTCTTCCTGTGCGTTATAGGAATCCTCTAATGCGTCAAGAGCAAGGTCGAGAGCGTGCTGCTTTTCAAAATCATCCAGCTCACCCTGTGCGTCAGCAAGGTCTTTCTGTAATTCTGCTTTACGCTTTTGTGCCCACGCGGAATCATCAGATTCCAATTGCGCCAGCTGTGCCTGAATATCAGAAACACTCTTTCGTTTTTCTGACTGTTCTTTGAGATACTCCTCTTCATCATATTGGTCTTGGAGCATCTCTTTCTGCTTATCATAAAACTCCTTAAGATAATCAAGCTTTTTATCGATAGCGTCTTTTTGATTTTCGATATCCTGCTTAATCATGTCCTCCTGATAATCAACAAGTTCTTCTAAGGCATCTTTGGCGTTATCCTTGATATCGTCCTCGATGTCTTTGATTGCATCCTTGTATGATGCCCACTTATCCTGCAGGGACTGGATATAGTCGTCCGTGTCGTCTAACCCTTGGGCGCGGGCGGCTTTGATTTCCTTTTCAACAGCGCTGATAAGCGTCTTATACATAGAGATGATTTTCTTGCTCTCGCCGTCGTAATTCTTACGCATAGAGATTTCGTGCTCAACATCGTTCAGATAGTCCTTAAACAAGTCCCGAAGACCCTTATAGACTTCTTCTTGATATTTATAGAAATCATCAAGAGTAATAATGTTCTCTTTGTATGCCTGTTGATAAGCGCTATTCAGCCAATTCAGATAGTCCTCGACATTTTCGGCATCCATATCAAGCAAATGATTATGCATCTTATATTGCTTTTCAAACCAGTTTTCCTCGTCTTTTTTGCTTGAACTTTTGGAACCAGAGCCAGAACCAGAGCCAGACTTAGAGCCAGACTTAGAGCCAGACTTAGAGCCAGACTTAGAGCCAGACTTAGAGCCAGAACTTGCCTTTTTGTTGTTTGTGGAAAACTTATTGAGGCTTGTATTTCGAAGTGCTTTTAATGCCGCTATCTGACCGTCAATTTGAGAAATTGCCTGAGTATAGTTGGAGATATCCAGTTCAAGGTCTGAGATGAAGTCTTCAAGAGCAATCGTCTTTGATTCGTAAGAATATGATGTTCCCTTGAAATTTCCGCTTGAAACGGTTATATTACCCTTACTACCAGAAGAGCCGCCAGCGCCTTCGCCATTTACGTTACTCGAGCCCTGTACCTTACCGCTTCCGATACCCGCAATTGCCAATGCTGCCTGATGTGCCTGTTTAGCAACTGAAGCAATTGACAATTTTGAGTTCTGCATATTTTTATAGATTGACTGCGCAGCATCATAAGCAGCCTGATTAAAGTTGCCCTGAACATCTGTGCATACTTCTGCAGCAACGCGATTAAACTCTTCGGAGTTTTGCGCCATCGCGGCACACGCTAATTGATACGCCGTTGCTTCATCAATGCCAGCTGCAATCATCGCCTGAACTACAGCGTTACCGGCGTTAACCCTGTATTCTGCAACTTCTTTAGAAATTTGTCCTTCACCAGTACCCACGCTCTTTGCAAGTTCAAGCTGCGCTTTGGAAAATTCCATTTTTGCAGTGAGGACAGATTTATCCGCTTCAAGCTCTGCAATTTTGGCATCAATTTGAGCTTTAAGTTCGGATTCCTTGCCGGAGATAAAGGCGTTAACAACGCCCTCGTTTAGAGTGATTTGACCATCTGCGGCAACTGTAGCGTTGTTCAAAATTTCCGGATATACCTTTGCAAACTCTAAAGCCTTTTCAAGTGAAATCGTAAAGCCATTTGCAACGGTTTCCTGAAGGTCGGCAACGGTCGTAAGTGCATTAGATACGGATGTAATCGCATTTGCGATGTTAGAGAAGTTATTAAGCGCTGCTGAATATGCATCAAGGGAGGTAGCGATTTCGCCGTACAGCGTTTTGTAAATACCAAGCTTTGCTTGATTGGCTTCAATTGCAGCCGCGTTCTCATTCATCGCAGAAGTGTTTGCCTCTACAGCAGCAGTGTACTCTGACTGCCTGTAGGCTCCGGGCTCTATTGCACCGACATAATCATCTGCATAAACTTTTGCATTCTGCAGAGCTTCATTTTGCTCTTCAAGGGCTGCCTTTTCGTTTTCAAGTTCAGTAATACTCGCCTCTATAGCGCGAATATTTTCCTCCATTTTAGCATTGGCGTATTCTTTCCATGCTTCTGTATTGAGTTTGACGACACCATTTTCTTCGTAAAGGTAGTCCAAATAGTCTGATGTTGAGTCTGCTAATGCTTTGATTGTATCAGCCGACAGCCCACCTGAAGCCATTTCTTCTTCTGCGGTGGTTAAAATGCTATATGCGTCTTTTAGGCTTGTCAGTGATTTTGATAAATCAGACAATGAGTCGTTTGATTTATTTGCCTCTTCTCGACTTTCTTGAAGCTTTTTAATCCAATCATCAAGTGTCCAAGATGTAGTGTCGTTATTTAAGGAGATTTCATATACTAACGAGAAATCGTCGCTATTAAGGGAATTGAGCCAATCCTTGTTCTTATCCTCGACCTTTTTCAATAATTCGTCATATTGACCCTCGATGTCGTTCTCGTCAAAGCCGAGAGCTAAATATATTTTCTTTTGTGTGTCTTCGTCGAACTGGTCAATGACGCTCTTAGCGTTTTTAATTCCGTTAATATACTCTTCGATAGTACAGTCGCCGCCATCATACTTTGCCTTCAAATCAAAAGTTGCTGTCAAAGTATTTGCGTCAGCTGTACTTAGTTTCCCAAATGACCCAAGAAGGTTATTGAGGTAATTGTATAAGTCGTTTAATGAATCAAATTGAGAATAGAAATCTGCATCAAAACCAGATACAATATTACTTACAAGATTTTGAACAGCGGGCGAAATATTAGAATACGACTCCAAAAATGCGTTGCTGATATAAGCGCTAACGATGGATTGCATATTCTGCGCCGCAGCAGCCATTTCCGTATCAAAATTGCCAACGATACCAGATACGACTTCTTTATTTTCGCGTATAGCCCGAGCAATAAACTCACGACCTGTTTCACCGCCAAGTCCAAGAAATCCATCTGTTTGTTGTTCCAACCCGGCATCTTTTAATGCTTGAACAATTTGCACCGCATTCGATGTGCCAGCTCGTGCATATTCATCAATTGCCGCTTCAATATCTGTGGCGGATAAAATCTTTTTCAGCGCATCATTTGCTTTTGTTGTGTACTCATTGCCCTTGAAATTGGACTCATCAAAATCCTTTTTCTTATCTTTGAAATCATCGAGTAATTCAAGAGCTTCCCCAAGAACTTTGTTGTTCTGAGCTTTTACAAGGTTATTATAAGCCTGTGTAAGTTCTTCAACATTGCCCTTACACGATAAAATAGCTACACCTTCCTCATTATAGCCTTTTATCATAGTTGGGAACATATCGGCAATCTGACCGACTATATCTTTATACTCTTCATACTGCTCGGCAGAGAGTGAAATACGGTTTCCAAAAGCATCGACACCCTGCGATAATTCCGCATACCTATCGGATATCTTATCCAGTGTTCCTTTTGAAGATGTCATCTCGGACTGCTGTTCTCTATATGCCTCTGCTGTATCAATTGCGGCTTGACGTGCTTCGTCAGTTTTTTGGTTATATAAAGATAACCCGCCGACAAGCGCAGTAAGAGCAGCGAGAACAAGACCGATTACAGGAATCGACGCTTGCATTGCAGCGCTGGCTGACACAGTTCCAGCGGCATAAGCTTTCCAAGCCGTAACAGCGGTGGGCAAGATGTTGATAACATTCGTTATTCCGCTCTTTAAGCTTCCGAAAAATGAAATTATCTTTTTGACTGCCGCGACAGCAAGCAATTGAACTTTACAAGCAATAAGTCCGCCTTTTGTAATTAAAAGAGCAGAAGTAACAGCAAGCAGTATTGTCTTTAATCCGCCGAGCGCTGTGATAACTTTCGATACTCCATTTAAGAAGTCGAGAATTCCGGTTCCTGCATCAATGAATACTTTTACTAAATCGCTACTAATCACATTATTAGACAGCGTTTCAAAGCTTGCCTTCATAATGTTGATTTTGCCCTGAATAGACTCTAAAACTTTCTCGTTTTCTTTTAGAGCAGAGCCCGCAGAATTAGCAGATGTTTTCAACGCTTCTTCTGCAACTGAAAAGTTATCCAACAGTGCGGCAACAACGTTTGAGTTTCGCTTACCACCGACCATCTCGAGGATATTTGCCTGCGTTAAGTCGGTTAACTCTCCCCAGACCTCAGAAAGTTCTTTGAGTATCTGATAGGTCGATTTGAATGTATCTTCGTCGATTTGAATATCAACTTTATTATTTGTGAGGGCTAAAATGTCCTCGCGAAGCTTGGACACGCTGGTCGCCATTCCGTCGGTTGCTTCTCCGGCTTCTTCTGCTTCTGTTTTAGCGGCGCGGAGATACATGGACACGGTTTTGAGCGTTGTACCGACTTTTTCAGGGTCTTGAACAATTGTATTTGCAGCCGTGGCGAGTGCAATTGTTTCATCGAGCGAGTTGTTGGCTGCGTGCATAGCAGCAGCGGAACGGAGGAGTGCCTCTCCAACACCTTCGGATGATATCGCGTAATTGTTACCAACCTCGTTGAATTTATCAACGATAGTCATTGTGTCATCAGCAGCAATATCGAAAGCTTGCATAGTTGCAATAATGCTTTCCGATGCTTCGCTGATATCCTTAATGCCATCACCAACATTTTTATAAACAATCGCAGTATCGGCAAGTTTTTCAGCTTCTTCAATGCTGAACCCAAGTCTTGCAAAATCGGCTGTAGCAGTTACAGTATCTGACAATGCAGCACCAAGTTGTTTCGCTCTCGAGGCGGCATTGACAAGAAATTTTTCGTAGGTGGCATCCGTCTCATTTGTAACCTTTTTAAGTTCAGTCATTGCCGTGTCAAGTTCGATTACAGCAGAAACCATTTGCTTAACGCTGCGGAATGCCGCCATAATTACTCTTGTAATACTAAACCATGTTCCGAACTTACTTGACAAGCTTCCAATTCTCTCGGAGAATTTTTGAGTGTTCTCTCCAGCAACACGGATGGCGGTGGATGATTGCACGGTAGTCGCTTTAATTTCGCTAAATTTTTTGTTGAATTCACGCGCTGACATCTCTCCATTTTGTAGTTCTCTCGAAAGTTTTTCAAGAGCATCAGCTTGCTGCGAGTAAATTTGATAGTCCTTGCTTGAATTACCATGCTTAGCCGCAGTCCACTTTTCTGTGTTGCTACGGACTGCCGCAAGAAGCGTATTAACTTTGTTTAGTGCGGCATTATATTGCTCTGTCCCCTTTGATAGTTTTACTTCCTCAAAGGTTGCCCCTGCAACTTCTGCACGGAACGCAGACATGGCTGTTTTTGCCCCTTCAATAGCCGTGCTGCCATCAAGCCCGACTTGTTTAAGGGCTTCACTTAACGAAATCGACCCAGAGGATGCTAACTGCAACGCATTCGTGAATAAGCGAACCTGTTCTTGTAAAACTGTATACGAACTAAGATTGGCGGCGTTGCCGTTGGAATTCAGCAAATTCTGCATTTGAGCAATAACAGAATACATTTGGCTCATATTGATAGTGCCGGATGAACCTGTCTGTTCCATCTCAACTCTGAATGCTGCAAGAGCTGTCTTAGCATTTTCAATAGCCGTACTGCCATCAAGCCCGACCTGCTTAAGGGCTGCATCAATAGAAATTGCTTTATCCTCGGCAATTTCCAATGCGCTTCCGAATAAATCAGCTTGCTTAACTAACTCAGAATATGTGGAAGCAACCTGAGCATTTTGATTGGTACGCATTGCCGCAAGTAATTCGCGATATGTATTAAGAACCTGCCTTAGAGAGGTTTCATGTTCCTTTTCTGCATTTGCAGCCTTTATGGATGCTGCAGCCTGTGTATCCGCAGCTCTGCGTGCCTCATTTGCAATATCGGCAATTTCTGCAGTAGCCTTCCGACGCGTACTACCCGAGGAGGTATTCGTGCTGGCAGAGCCCAACTGTTTGTTGATTGCCGTGATTTGATTTCGTAAACTTTCAACCGCCTTTTGGTCAATATCAAATGCGACTTTTATTTTAGGCGGAGTTTTGTTGAGGTCAGATACCAGATTACTGATATCTTTTTTCATCTGTTCGTAACTAAGACCAACATCAACCCCTACTGACAATAAAAAATCAGCCATCTATTTCTCACCTTCCTTTTATAAAAGAAAGGATTGGCTCAATGCCAATCCTTAATAGTTCGCTGTGTCAGTAGGGTTGCCGTTCTGACACTAAGCTTATTTGTAAATATCATCGACCTCGATGTCCGTCACACCATAATCCGAAGCGTAGTTTCCCATGTAATCACGAATCGCGTTCTCGATGAAATAAGCACCAGAACGGTGCTGGAGGCTGGGAATGTTAAACGGAGAATGATGAAGCCATATACCATAGACAACGTGACCTGCATCATATCCACTATTGAGCAACGCGGCAATATTATCAATGCCGTCGTATTCATCAGTGCAAAGTGAATCCCGTCGTAAGTCATTCTCAAACCATACCGGGATTTGATATTTGTGTTTGCCGACCTTGTACGGGGTACCGTGGTCGAGCTGCGACAACGCCTCAACAGCAGTTGCACCAAGTTTCCCGTCTGCAAATCCAGAAGTTGCCTCAAGACTTCTGATTTCATTTCGCAGAACTTCAATAAATTTAGCAGCAGCAAATGCGGGAGATGTCGGCATACCACCGACAGTATTGGATTTGCCACCGCCGTTGCCGGTCAATGCAAATTCGTCCGTCTTAGCTTCTATTTGCTTTTGAAACTTTGATGTATTTGTTGCTTTAACTGCTTTCTCCATGATGGATTTCATGTCGATGTTTGACATTATTTATCTCCACCTTTGGGCGCTGCCTTCTTCTTTGATTTCGTCTGAGATACATAAGCCTTCACAAGCTTATCCTCGTCGAGCTTGCCACCAGTGATTGCACCGATGAGTTTAACTACATCGTCGGAATTTACATTAGAAAATGTGGAAGACAGTTTTTCCTGAAGAGCGTTAAAGCTGGTGTAAAGCTCATTCATCTGCTTGTGAACCATCTCGATATTCGCCTGAGCAAGATTTTTGAGCTTATCGTTGATTGCCTGACACATTTCGTTAAACTGCTGTTCGTTGACATGGGGGAGAACGCTTTCGATAATATCAGAGCAATAAATCAGGTTGTATTTATGTTCCGAATTATCGGGCAGGGAAAGATTCGTATACATATCAACAATGCAGCACTTAATAAAGAAATCCTTGACCTCGGGGATGTACGAAGCATCATCTGTCGTAAAACAGCCTTTGACAACCGTATTTACAAAGGTCATTACCTCTTTAAGCGTAAGCGTCTTTTTGATAACAAGGTCAACGCCATGCCACTGTAAATTTTCTGTCGGTGTATAGTTTTCTGCAACAATCTTGTCGAATGTGTTGATTGAAATCTTCTTTGTTTTTGTCATTGTAAAACTCCTTTCATCCTTTGCGAGCTTTGAATTTTGAACAAACGCAATCCTTAATCTCATCCTGAATACGACCTTCTTTTGCTTGTCGTAAAATACTACAATTTCGTGAGTACCTTGTACACCCGACGCATCTGGAGACGAAAGCCTCCATTTGAGGCGCGTCATCGAAAACGCCTATATAGTCAACTGGATGAATGATTATTTCCATTCGAGGATTTGTTTGGTCGTAATATATTGCTTGTACGCGCTCGCAGGTGACATTATCGTCCAGCCATATAAGTTGTGTGTCGGTTATTGCGTCAAGCATTACTTTGAAATAGTTGTTTCCGTCCAAATTTGTTGCTGGGAAATAAAAAATCGTATCAACATAAAAATGTTGAGTCTTGTTCGGTGTTAAAGACCACCCCTGTCTTTTTACTTCTTGCCGTACATATTCAGCAAATTCCGTTCTGTATTTAGTTGCCTCTGGCGTTTTATAGGACATTGCCATCGGTCTCCCGTTTTTCACGATTGCCCGATAAGCCAGATAATGATTTACTGATGGGGGAATAGGGGAGGTGAGCCGTAATTCTGTTATTTTTACCACCTCGTTTATGATAAAAAGGCTGCATCTATGAGATGCAGCCTTCTGTTCTATACCATCGCAGTTTCTTCCGCTTCGTCATCAAAATCGTCTGCGAACCAATCATCCTCGTTATCATATTCATCGAGGTCGCTAAAATCGGTCACAGTCGGTTTGGCAACAACTGCGTCTTTATCCGCAACTTCATTCTTTGCGGGGATTCCCGCACGAGACGCTTCGATTTGAGCAAGGTAGCTTGCTCCACACTCGGGGGAACAAGCTACATCTTGCCAGCGAAAGACTCCTGCGACGCGGCGCACGGTATGACAATACTCGTATTCCTTACCGCACACTCTACATTTCTTAATCGCAGTCGCCATAATAATTCTCCTAATGATTAGTCAGCGTCAGCAGTGTTGGCACCGAAAATGGTATAAGTCCAAAGCTGACCGCCAGCACCGCAAGCACCGGCGAGAGCCTCTGCCTCGAACGCATGAACTGTCTGGTTGTCGCCCATCTCGAATGAGAACTCACCAGAGAAGTCAGCCTTCGGAATGAAGAACTGAATACGGTACACATTAGCGCACTTATCCTCGCCGAGAGCGTCAATATAAAGAGCGCACTTGGCAGAATAGCTGTCGCTTTCGTTCTCGAGGACATCGGCAGTGATTTTACGCTTGTAGTAAACAACAACCTCAGAACCGTCGGCAACATCGGTATGGAAACCAAGAGCCTTGGTAGAGGGGTCATATGTAAACTTACCAGCAGCGGCAGCAGCAGCCTGCTCAAGTTCATCACCGAGCGTACCGTCAGCATTGCGAATATACAGTGCCTCAATTTCCGCACCGGTCGTCCCAACAGCCTTCCACTGGGTATTCGCAGCCGAAGACTTCACGGTAAGATAGTCAGTCCAAAGCACTTCCGTAGCCTTGTTCTCGAACTTACCGCCAGTCTGCATTTCGAGCAGACCACCAGACACAAGACCGTTAGTACCGCTGACGGTCACAGCCTTGTTGCGCTTTAACTTAGCAAGCTTACGACCAGCCTTACCGGTGACTTCAGTAGATTCCTGAGACTGAGCAAGAGATGCGGTCTGGAGCTCATCAAGAGTAAACTTGTAGTTGCCAGTGACAATATCAAACGCAGTGATGGTCTCAAGACTGGTGATAGTAATATCATTGATATTCATAGACACTTTCCTCCTAATTGATTATTTGTGAGTGAGCCAGTTCAAATCATCTTGGCTCAAATCTTTGGCGTTTACCGTACCGGCATATACGCCATACATTCTGTTGTCATAATCGACTTTCTTAATAACCTGTCGAACACTTTCGTTAAATTGATAAATTGAGAGTTCTCTTGTCCCCTCAAAATCGTATTTGTACTGTTCGGTATTAACCATAGCAATTATGAGAGACTCAAGCTGCGACGCTTCTTTGCGATTTCGATGACGCTTCATTTTGTCACGTGCCCGCTTGAGCATATATTCTTTCGCCTCTATATTGGCAGGCTTTCTTCGGTTCTTTTCGAGGTGGTGTATTTTCCGAAGGACTCCGGCGATTTGACTGTGAATTGCACGGTCAATTGTGATATCATGCTCCTCATCAAGCAAAACGATATTACCGTTCTGCTCGTTAACAGCCATCTTGAATTTGGATAGGTCTAAATCGCCAAAAACGAGACTTGTATTTTGAGATTTCAACCCGGCAAACATTAGCAAGAATAGCTCATATTCATTTATCGATGTGAAGTCGATGCCCGCATCCTCCAATTGAACCATTAAGTCCACTGGCATTGCCGTCAGGATGGAGACAAGACCGTAATAGCCATCCTCGTCGTCAAGGATTTGCCCGACGCTCGGGATGACAATACTGATAGAGTCGTTGATTGCGTACTGCTTTTTATAGAGAAGATTTTGGGTGGGCATTACCCATCCTTACGATTGGACGGAGTCTTTTTCTTGGGGTCGTACTGCCTATTGAAATCAACGGCATAGAATGTCATGCACTTTCCCTGATAGTCTGTCATTGGCGCGAAACGCTTTACTGAATAAAGGTTTAACTCGCCAAGACCATATTCCCGACTTCCGTTAATCGCTTTACAGATTTCCGAGCATAGCTTGTCTGTACGAACACCACCTTCGGGCAAACGAAGTAAGCTCCTATGTGTAAATACCCACACATACAGCGTGGGTAAAAGGTATGTTTTATTTGCGGATTTTTGGATATCTACATCGAAACAGATATATGTATCGCCGTGCTCAACAGTTTCAGGAACATACTCGCACGGATATACGAGGTTATAAGCAAGACTCTCTGGGCTCTTGAATTTCATGTCCGGGTCGAGTAGCCGGACGATAGTATCGTTCGTCAGTAAATCTTCCATGAGTTTATTCTTGTAATCATAGAATTCATCAAGCTGCACTTATAACCACACCTTCTTTCCGCTGGTATCTGTTTTTGAATCATCAGATGAACCTGTCCCGTCATTGCCGGTTGAGGAATCGTCTTTTGGGAAATGCTTGTAATAATCGGCGATTCCAAGTTCCATATTATCATCGTCTGTAGAGACAACTTCCTGCAAAACAAAACTGTAAATGCCGCTGCCCTGATACGACTTGCCGACCTTTAACGGCTTGGTCAAAAGGTATGCAAGTTTATCATTTGCATCCGGGTCATCGATTAAAAAGCGATTTTCTCTACCGAATTTTACAGTATGTTCGTTCTTGGCGATTGTCATAGAAATACGAGAGTCACCGCGTGTAACAATGAAGTTTCTGTCCTCGTATTCACCTGTAAGATACTTGGTACCATCTTCAATAACACACCACTGTTCTCTGATGATATCTTTGTCATCCACCCACTTGAGTAAATGGTTACATTGAAGCAGCTTGGTACGGGTATACACTTCATTATTCGCGTCCTTCTCGACAACGAGCCAATAGTTTTCTTCCCATTCAACAAGGGACCCACATCTGATGTCATCACCCGGAAATGATATCATCTTTTTCTCATTCAGATTGTCCGAATTGATAATTGCTACCTCTTGAGGCACACCATCGATATTTACCTGATGATAAGACAGACTGTCTCGAAGATTTGATTCTAAAAAATGAAGTTCTCTTCGGAAGACAGTTTTGCGCTTGGTATCTCCGCGAGCCTCAATACGGGTTTTATATGTATCCCAAACACTCACATAGACACCTCCTCGATATACCGGGACTTCAATTTGTTGCAGATAGAAATTGCCCGAAATACTTCGCGTTTCACTTCATAAACTGAGCAATCGGGAGTATCAATTAAATACTGCAAAATAGAAAGAAGCGTTAAATACAATGAATCGTCCTTAATCGCTTCAATGAACTCTTTGCATCCAAGAAGTTCAATCTGAAGGCTGCGCATATATATTGAGAGAGACTCTTCTCCATTTTCTTTCATAGGGAGAACCTTAAAAAAGCAGTTTACAAGGTTCTTGAAATAGCTGTGGAGAAATCTCGCATCAATTTTGCAACCGGCTGCTGTTTCCATCATCATAAATGAAGGTCACTCAGCTTTCCGTTATTGTAAGAGTACTCTCTAATAGCCTGCGTATAATCTCTCTGAGCTTTTTTATAAGCCTCACCGACTCGATGCAAAAGTTCGGCGGGAGAATAAGTGGTAAAGTCTCTTGTGTTTAATGTATTCTCGAGCAGTTCCTGCTTGTAGACATATGGTTTTAGCCACTGAACCACCATTCCTTCAGATATAATGTCAATAAGCTCATCCGCATCTGTTTCGGGGATATCAACAGCGAATTCTCTTGATTCATCATCTGCATTTGAACTTAAGTCATATTTACAATTCTTTTTGAAGGCAGCTACAGCTCGCTTCATATATCCGTCAACAATTGCATTTCTGTCTTCATCCGGCAGTGAAATGAAATCGTATTCTGAAATTTTAGACAGGAACGCACCCAAGAATGAGTCGTAGGGGATGCTCATATAGCGCCTCCTTACTTCTCAATCAACTCAGTATCAAGCGCTTCTTCAAGAGCCATGATAGACTTGCGAGAATCGATTTCTCCATCAGCAATTAACTTACGGGCGCGATAAGCGACAGATTTCTTTAACCCATCCGACATAGTCGCAGCCAGCTTCTTGATTTCCGCAGGTGTCATGCTAAAAATGGAATCAAAATCATCGATATGTAAAGAGTTCTTATAGAACTGACGAACGCCGAGGTAATCAATAACCCATTCCTCATCTTCGTCGAACATAAACCAGTTGTTTTCAAACATCTTTTTGCATGAACTTTTTGCGTTGCGAAGTTCTCGAAGCTCCATTTCCTGCTCATCACCGAACGCTCCCCAAGAGAACTTTTCGCCTGTACGGGGACTTTTATAGATTAACCTTCCCTGAAATCCATTACGAACTGTGACGTACTGAGTGGGGTCAACCTCCTTGGGGACGATAGGCATTTCCTTTTCCTGCGCAACGGCGGGAGCAGCCTTGTTTTTATTAGTTGCCGAGGTTGTTTTTGTTTTTGTATTTGCCATAACTCATATCCTTTCATTCAAAATGCGAGGGCTCTATGAGCCCTCGCGAGAGTGGTTTACAGATTAAGCCATTTCGTAACGTCCAATACCAGCGTTGCCACCAGCAAGAACGATACCCATGCCGTATTTCTCACCGTAGAAATACTCCTGAGTGAAGTCGGCTTTCGTGGTCGGGTCGCCCATGAGAACAATCGGGTTGCCCTCGTAAACAACCTTAATGGGCTTGTCGTCACCGGCGATAATGGTGAGGACGTCGTCCTTCAGGACAAAATCGGTAGAGCCGACCTTATGACGCTGCGGGGTTACAACAACGGGAGTTCCGTAGAACTTACCAGCGTAACCGAGGTTGTAAAGGTCAGACTTGAAACCTTCGCCCTGAATAGAGGGGACGAGGTTACGGATAGCCTTCTTAGTGCCAACGATTGTGGCAGGCTTGCCGCCCGCAGCAGCCTCAACATGGGCGATGAGGTCTAAGAGGGCTTCCTCATCATAAGTACCTGCGGTGGGGAAGTATGTAACACCACCAAGGTCTGCAGCGGTAGCACCACTCCAGAGACCGTAAACGTCGTTGAGCAGCTTCTGGCGGAAAGATTCTGCAACCTTATTGATAAAGTCGTTGAAATCAACGCGACCGGAGAGTACGCGATTGAGTTCCTCATAGATTCTCACAGCCTTGAGGGAAGTGGGAATAGAGGTCTCCTTCGCTCCGCCGAGGCGCTGGCGACGAATGCCCTGAGTGCCATCCGCAGCTTCAGACACAACAAAGAGAGTGTTGTCCTCAACAACGAAAATATTCTGGTCGCCTTCTGCGAGGTTACGGAAGTCAACAAGCGCGTTGAAATACTCATCGCCCTGAAGACCCTCAACAACAGTACGGCTGAGGATTTCCTCGATGAGAGTGAAAAGACCACTGCACTTACCGTCGCGAATAGCCTTATAGTCTAATTTGGTACTGCCGCCATTGGCATCGATAAGTGCCTGACGGAGAACGTCCTGAGACTGCTTAGTAGAGTACTTCTCAACATTACCCTTATAAGCGTCAACAGCGAGCTTAACAATTTCTTTCATATCAGTCATGATTTGTTTCCTCCTTTCAGTGATTAGTCCACCTTGATGACGTAGTATGTATATCTACCAACGACATCAACAGCGATGATACGACCAACTTTGGTGGAGCCAGTAGTAGCCGAAGCCACAAATGCAAGCTTAGTACCGGCGGCTAACTCAACGATATTTCCAACGGTGGGAGTGCCGGTACCGGAGAGCGCCTCCGCAGTAACAGAGAAAGTGTCGCCGCTGTGGATGTGATAACCACGGCAAGCCTTGCCAGCCTCGTTTACGAAGTCATCAAGATTGTGCTTATGCTCGTCATATACCACCTCAGGAGAAGCGATAAGAACGATATCGTCAATTTTGTCATTAGCGGCAACCGCACCGCCGATATAGATTTCGCGCTCACCAGTCATGAGAGCGCCAATTTTAAGAACATTACCGTTTTCAATAGCGGTAGGGGTGGCACCATTGGCGCCCATATACTTCACGGACACAAGCTGACCACGGACATCGGTGCCAGCCATAGCGTCAGTTCTAACTACTGCATATGCCATAATGTAATTACCTCCTGTTAATTATTCAGATTCAATTCCGTACTGACGGAATAATCCGCCATACGGTTCTGTAGTTGTGTCGGTTTTATCGACCTTGATTTTCGGAGCCTTTGTGCTTGCGTCATAAGAGAATTTCGCAACAGTGTTTCTGCCACGAATTGCAAAGCATTTTTCCTCCAACGTAGCAACATCATACTTCTCGGCTTCCGCCTTGAGAGCTTCAAACGCTTCTACGCCTAATAAATCTTCAAACTGAGCGAAGACTTCATCTCGCTCTGTTTTCGCAACGGCTGCATCGGTATCAGCCTTGAACTGACGAAGTGTGTCAAGCTCAGATTTCATAGATGCAATCGTGTCGGAGGCGCTTTGGTATTTAGCTTCCAAGTCGGTATTGCTATGGATTTTCTCTTCAAGTATTGTGTACACAGCGGCAAACGGTGAAGCCTGTTCGCCTTCGTCAAAATCTACGATTTCGTATTTCTTGCGCTTCTTGCTATCGAAATCGATTATTACAGCATCGCCGTCGATTTTATAGGCGAAACCATATAAGAGCCAGTCATTGCTGTCCCAGCAGAACACCTCATTGGCGTCTTTATCGTAGTCCACAAACCAATACCTTGTGACTTCACCCCATTCCCGCTGAACCTTTTCAGCCTCAAGGGCTCTGCAGAGTTCCTCTCTGAAATTACCTTCAAGAGCGAATTTGCTGTCTGCGTCACCGTCAGTATCGTTATGGTTGTCATCGGACTTGCCTGCCGTGAACTCCTTTAATTTCTCCTCGAGCTCATCTAAAGAGATGTCGTCGATAGAAAAATCTAAAGTTTCGGCGTCAAGCCCGTACTTTGCGATTAAATCTAACTTATCTTTCAATACCTTTTCTCCTCCTTCCATCGAATAATTTTGTGGGTGTATATTGTCATCCTCCGCAGAGGTATTGACCTTAGAAAAACTCTCCTTTATCTCAAGCATCATCTCTGAAAGTTGCTGCTTGAAATCCTGCTTTGAAAATTCAAGTGCGGCAGACTCAAAACACGGCTCTACGCCAATTAACGCAAAAGCGGTGAACTCGAAATCATAGATTTCATAAACGCCATTCACCATCTTGCCGTCATTAACGGTAATCTCCATAGACTGTGCGCTACAGCCGTCTTTCTTGATTTTTTGATATGCCTCTTGTCGCTTCCAAAGCAAAGCTTCAGCGCATAGATACTCGTGTACGGTTCCGTCATCTTCTTCAACTTCTTCCCAGAAAGTTTTGGCGCTCTCAGGGATGCATCCCACCGGGGTGGTGTCATTGACAATTCTTAAACCGCCGTCGCTATCTCGAACAATTTCCATATCATGTCCGCCGAGCGTGTCTGTCTCTCTGTCGTAATTGCAAACAATAGGACAGTTGTAAATTGTCTTCAGGCACCGTTCAAAGGTCGCCTTGTCAATTCGGCTCTTGTTTCTGTTTTCGCCGGAATAAGCAATTCTCAAAATTCCAGAGTCGAAGGAAGAATTGACTTCACACAAGTCGGTTAAAGATGATGCGTATGTCAAATTTAAGACCTTATTCATCTCAACCTCCTAAAATAAAAACACCGTATACTGCTGTATACGGGTCAGAATGTAAGAGTGTTTGAAATAACATAATCGGAGCCAAGTAAATCAAAATTCAAATCGTTCCGATATTCAAACACAAATATGCAATTTTTCTTGTCGGACTTTAATAGTGTATAACCTGCCGACATAAGTGCCTCAAAAGCTTTCTTGGTAAAAACATAAATAAATTTACCCATTACCAGTCGTCACCGTCCTCTCTGGACTGTTCCCCGCTATCGGTTAACTCGTCTGCCTCTAACGGAGGTCTGCCACCCTCGTCTGTAGGTGCGGCAGATTCTGACGCAGCAGAGCTTTGTGTAGACGAACTTTGGAGCGGAATAAGCAACGATTTCAAACTCAACACTTCGTTTTCGAGGAAGTTCATGGAGTCAAACTCTGATTGGTTGAGTCCCTGAGAAGCTGCATACATCATAATGGTAGGCAGTCCGTATTGAGCTGCTTTGAGATATTGGTCTCCGACTTCCTTACGATTAAACGGGCTACAATCAAGGAAAGTCACCTTAAAGTTTTTTCCATAAGACTGAGCCTGAATAAAGCGATTCACCATATCCTCGATGCTTTTAACGATTCCGTATGTAACGGCTTGGTCAACCTTCACGGAAAGAATTAACGCATTTGCAGATGCCTTTTCATTGTTAAATAAAAGCGACTGCACACCGGCTGCTGAAAACAAATTTTGTTCAGCTTCCGAAATCGTGTCAGTATCACCCGTGTTTGAACGTTCAAAACTGATTTTGTTAATAGGCATCGGCGTAAGAACGGAACCGACCTCTTCTGGCAACACTGCGTCGAGATTCTGCCAAAACTCTTTGGCTTTATCATAATCCAGTAACCAATTACCATCATCGTCCATCGGCAAACGCATATCAAGCATAGCGTAATTCTCGAGGGCTGTTTTCGTGAGCTTTAATTGCTTGTAGTCTTCAAGGTCATAAACTTCACGCAGGATACCCGCGAAGGGAGGCATGGCGTAATCAAGGATGTCGTTATTACATTTGATTGCGAAGGATGAGGGGGAATCAAGTTCAATCCATCTTGACATACGATTTTTTTGATAAACTGCATACTTGGTCTTAAATTCCGGTGGGTAATACTCAAGCATCTGACTCTTAGAATCAAAATATGAGAAGTCGAAGGTTACATTTAGGACATTCCCTTCAATGCTTGAAATTGAGCAGTAATCGCTCGGCAGTTGCTGAATCGTAATACTGTCATTTGTAACCCACATAGTCCCATAGAAAACATCTTCTCGTAAGCATACCGTCAGAATCTTAGGAAACTGAGTGCGAACATTCATTACGGACATTGCGTTGAGTACCTTACGGTAATTCCTATTGATTGTTTTTACATTTGCGGTCTGCGGGTCGATTTTGCTCGGAGCCACAATATATGCAAGGTCTGATAGTCCAGTGAAATACTGAATCAATCTTCGAAAATGAGAACTTGCGCCGTACATATAAACAACTGCTTTTCGCAATTGCTTTTCGTATGTATATGGGTTCGCCAAGTATGAGGTGATATCATCTTTGGAGTAAAGAGAAAAAGTAGGGGTATTGGTGTTGTTGTTCAGGTCGCGAGTAATCAGCTTGTTTAATGTCGCAAACTTACTTGAAATCCCGATAAGCCCACTAATTTCTTGATTGGCTTTTGCTTCTGCGCGAGCTGGTTTACCACCTCGTTGTGTTTTGCCCATAAATCCTATTCACCGCCTTTCCCTTAAAAGATGGTGGCTTAATTACAAACATTTCAGATGAGCTAATATTCACACTGTTTCGCTTGCTCATTTTATTTTCAATTTGCATAGCCACATAATAGTTATAAGATAAACTTGAGTACCGGTCTTTTCGCATACCGGTCTTTTCATATATTCTCACTTTGCCACCGGACTCCTCATGTTGGAGCTTAGTCAACTCATCAATGAGTAGGGTGGTATGTATATACGGAAGTTGTAACTGCATACGTTCGGCAGGGGACAGAGAACTGTATCCTCGTATATCTCCCAGAAGTTCTTCGGCGTCATACTCCGTTGCGAGAAGCCGTATTCTGCCGCTTCTAAATGCCTCGCGTAATAAGAAAGCGCAATCAGAATTGAACTGCGCATTCGCTTTAACTGCCCAGATGACTTTGTCGGCTCCCATCACGGTGCATCGTGATGCCATTTCTTGATTATTGCAACAAGACAGAGCAGGGTATATCTCTCCTGTCTCTGGGTCAACAATATCTCTCGCAAGGCAATCATATACGCCCAGACCCAGACCGTTCGTATCAAGCACAAGATAATCGCAAGCAAATTCGTCGAATAACTTCCGAATAACTAAAGCTTGGTCATCGGTGCGAAGTCCCTCGCAAGCGTCAGCATATACAATATTGCTTGTGTACCTACCAGCCTTTGTAGGCATTAGCTGGTTGATAAAAATAGCAGTTGCGTCGTTATTATTCTTACGGCTTGACATTAGCGCTATATCAGCAGACAAAATTCTAATCTCGCCGTTTTGCTTAATTGGAATCTTTACGAGCTGAGAATTATTTACCTTCTCCGCAAGTTTGTTGGGTAACATGGGGTATTTAATCCTTCTATTTTTGGAGATAGAGTTGTAATCAAAAAATGAGCCGTCGGTACTACCGTACCACAACGCCTCATATTCCATCTGGAATTTGATTTCATTGAAATCCGTCTCAGCCATTTCATCTGCAACTGTATCTGCGTCAAGCAAACCTTCGGTAATAGAAAGCTGGTATGGCAATCCGCACACAAACTGTCGCTTTGTATCATCGAGCATAAAACGGCAAGTATCGGTACATTTGAGATAGCTCCAATGGTCAACAAAGTAAGCAGAGGAAAGATACATTGTTTTGTTTTTCTCCTTCGCATACTCTGCCTTGCGTTCTTCCTTGGATAGTTCTTCGTATCGAGGCATACGCTTCTGAGTTAAAAACTTGCGAAGAATTGTATCAATAACATCCTTGGCAATCATTCGGAACTCATCCAAAAGTAAAAGATTGGCTCGATTTCCTCGAGCAGAGTCTGAGGCAGTAACAACCTTTATATAAGAAGAATTCTTAAAAACAATTTGCGCGTTTGTACCGTTGATTTTAGTTTCCTTCTCGTCGATTTCAGCGGCTAACTCAGGGGAATTAGGCTTTAATTCGAGAATGATTTTTTCTAAAACATTGATACTTTGTCCTCTTGTACCGGAAGCAATGCATATTTTGGTTCCGGGGTACAGAATACATCTGATTACGCAGAAGACCGCACTAAGAAATGATTTACCGATACCGCGGCTACCGATGAATGCAGTAGTCGTAGACCAGTTCATCATTACAATAAGAATTTTTTGGAACAAGTGTAAGTTAAGATGTAGATAGTCCTTTGCGAAACGATGAGGATTGGCTCGATAATATGAACACCATTGTGCGACCCCGGCGAGTATACGCTCTTTACGACTCGTCATTTACACCACTGGAATCATCATTATTACTATCAGAATTGAAGATGTTGTTAAACATCGTCTCATCGTCATCATCTTCATATTCCGGGCGCTCAATTCTCATTTTTGCAAGCTCGTCCTCGTAAAGTTTGCAGTATGTATTTTTAATACCCAGCATCTTGCACAGGTGCCCAAGGAACCATATTGAGATATACCGAATGATTCCATCTACATCTTTTAATTCGGGGTCTGGCTCCGGAATTGGGCGCTGATTTTCCCATTTGCGAACCCATACACCGAATGGTGTGTTTTCTAACGCACCATCTCCATCATTTTTCTGCTGGGCAGGTTTCATGTTTGCGCTGCCAAGCAGTGTATTCAATGCGTTAATGCTCTTATCAACAGCGCGTCCCGCTGCACGGTCGCGGCTGATATCAAGTTCAAGACCGCAAATCTGCTTAATGATTGTCTCCGTACCAACATCTAATACGGTATTTTCGGGGAATTTAGAAACCCAATATGCCCTCTTCCGCTCGAGCTCGTTATACATCTCAGGCGTATAGCCTGTACCCCAGAATGCAATAATATCTTCATCGACCTCCTCGCCGGAGTCTTCGACTTCTCCTGCCTGTGGGGTATTGATGGAAGCAATACTGGTCTCAAAGTTCCATAGGCTGCCCTCTTCGGACAGCGTATCATCATAACTTTTCCCGGCGTATGTAACGGTATTGATTTTTGCGATGTATTGAGTCATCATAGAACGAGTGGTAGTTTTCTTTGCTACGACATCAAAAACCTTTTTGCTCCAATATAAATCCAACTTTCGGCAAACCTGTCGAACCGCATCCTCTGCGTTATTACACTGGGAGAGATAAGTGTTATACATCGTATCAATACAGTCTTTGCAAACGGGGATGTACCCAATGCCCTTATGGAGCAGAGCATAACTTACGGGGAAATATCCTTTTCGTCTGCTGTACTCTGTACCGCATTTGGTGCAAACAGCCTTGTCGGAACTTACTTCAATAGCCATCAGAAGTCACCTCCGTCATCATCAGCAACTTTATCGCTTGGTATTGGAGAGTGGGCTCCATTTTCGTCCAAAGAAAGCTCAAACATCTTTGCACAAAGCCTTAAGTCATTTCCAAAAACAAACTTCGGAACATAACGCGCTTCGACTTCTACCGGTTCTCCCGTTGTGGGATGTTTAGTCGCTCTTGCTTTACGGTGATGCAACCCCAGTGTCCCGAAGCCTCGTATTGATACGGAGTCACCGTGTTTCAGGGCGTCCTCAATAACGTAAATACAGGTATCCACCATTGATTCGATATCGTCAATAGTGAAAAGAACATCTTTATCTGTTTTCTTTACCACAAAATCTTTTGTGTTGCCCTCATCATCTGAGATATGGAACACTTGCTTCGGTGACGATATTGGTTTGCGGATGCCGTTATCCTTCATAACTGCGGCAATGCGCCGCACTAATTCCTTTCGATTCATAATAAGCAACTCCTTTTATTCATTACACTTAGATATCAGCGAATGACTTCTTCTCGGGAACGGTCAATTCGCCGTCTTTGAAATACATTCCGATTTCTTCATCGGAATCTATATCCTTATACACGCGTACCATGTCGCTCGATTCCCATGCAACGATTGTTTGTATTGCACTATCGGGCAGCCCGGCACGAGCTAAACTTGTTGTGAAATAATGTCTAAGAGAATGAATATAACAAGGCTTGCCCGAGATTCGACTATATGTATTTGCCCAGCTGTTCGCAGTAGAAATAGGAATATGCGTTGCCGGATTAGTTTTGTCCGGGAATAACCATTCGCTGTCTATCCCTGCTTCATTTCTCTCGTTCATCCACAGGTCAAGATACGGCTTAAACTTTTTGGACAGCGTGTAGCAGCAGATGATTTTGCCTCCGCCGGTTCCTTTGGTCTTCATCGGGGCGCTCTTGTAGAGGGCACCGCCGCATACGAGTTTATCATCGTCAAAATCAGATACTTTGAATCTACAGAGTTCTGCCTTACGTCTCCCGCTGTACATACCGAGCGCAAGATAACAGGCTTTCTCGTATTGCTTCTTTTCAATCAGCTTTTCGAGAATAGTTTCAAGTTCCTCGTCCTCCCAAACTGTCTTTTCACGCACAGGACGATTGACCGGATTTTCAACTCTATTGATGATATTTCTGAAATTAGGATATTCATCATCAAGCACGTTTTCGATATAGTTGCTCAAAGATGATAAAGCAGCTTTAAGTCTGCGAATCCTTGCGGGACTGTTCTCGTTACTGTTGAGCAGCCAGTTCTGATAAGCCACAATATTACGTTTTGTCCAATCAACGAAGTAGTGGTTTCCGTTATTCTGTAAACACCAAGCCCATGCGATTTCAATATCATTCTTGTAACCAGCAATGGTGGTCTCGCTTCGCTGAACTGAGCGCAAATAATCAAGAAAATCAGAAAGCAATTGCGTGTTTTCGGGGTTCACCTGTGCCAGAAGCTCAGGTGATGTTATAGAATTCATCTTTGTCTTTCTCGACACAAGTTTCACCTCCTAAATGAATTAACCGAGGCAACTTAATTTGTCGCCCCGGTTATCTGGTTGTATATGTATTATAATGAGATATCGTAGTGGCACAGTATGCCGTTCTCGTCGCAAACACAAACCATTTGCTCCGGCTTACCGAATATTCTCTTCTGGATGCAATAGTCGTCGATACCCAGAAAACTTCCCGCCATGACAGTCTTTATACCCTGTACGACATCAACCTTATTATGGTGCAGATGTCCGGATAAAACCGCATATACAGGCTTGCCAACCATTGTTTGAAGAGCTTGTACTTTTGCGGCAGAACCGTCATAGTCCCCGTGAACTCCGCAATAGAGCTTGCCGCGAATATCAATCGTATACATTGTTTCATCGATTTTATTGTCGGCAATGATGATATTATCGAAATTTTGGAGACGAGCTTTGACATACCACTCAATGAGGTCGTCAAGCCTCTCTGATGATAATGAATCATCTTTATTCGGACTGATTCTGCTGTGATTACCAGCAACCGTGATAAATGTGACTGTGTTAAAATGCTTGCTTAATTCTGCAAGAAACTCCGATACGAGTTCTGATACACCCATAACCTGCTTAATCACATTTTCTTTGTTGGTGATAGCAATCGAATAATGAATGTTCCCGGAAATTGCATCTCCATTCATCCAGCAAATACAGTTTTCACTTTTATGTGTTTGACCGATGGAGATAATTCTGTCGAGGTATCGGCACATCATATCTCTACAAATACAAGAATTATATTCATTCCATGCGTTCTTGATATTTGCTCCGTAATGTATATCGTTCAAACTTACGAGTAAATCGTTGTCCGACTGAATCTGTATATGAGGGGAGTAATCCAGCGTCGGGAGTTCTCCGCTCTGCACGGCTGCGACTAAGATTTCATTTAATTCTTCTTGGCGAGACCTGTCTCGGACTACCTTGTTAAAAGCATTCCTTTGGTCAAAGAATTTCTGACGCTCTTTTCGCAATTCAATCATTTTTTCGTCAAGCTCGGTTAGAAGCTCATTGGCTGAAGCGCTTTCAACTCTCTCAGAATCCATTAAGTCTAACGTTCGCTTTGAACCGTAAAACATTCTGCGTGCAACATCGCTTGAAAATGATTGACCGTAGGCAAGTTCCGCAAGTTCTGTATAATCTACATCTGATAATGTCTTGTCAACGAGCTTCCCATACACGATTCGTTTATGGTAATCAAGTGGGGTCTCATTTTGCTTTCGTTCTATGTTCACCATTGGCACCAACTTTCTGAGTATTAGTACTCGTTGTGCCACCAGCTTTACGCATTTTGCTCAGAAGTCTCATGACCTGCTTTGTCTCCTCACAATAATAGTGATGCCTCTTGGATTTCTGCTTCATGGTTCTTACGATATGCACCTCCGGGAAGCGTGCGCTAATGGCTTCTTTTTCTGACTTTGTAATAGCAATCATTGTTAACATTCATCCTTTTCCTCATTATTCCGATTAACCGCGTCAAGATAAAAATATTATTTACAACGCAAAAAAATCGGTGAAAACATTTGCTATATTTCCTTTCACTATAGTACCTCATCATCTCTGGCGTATTATGGTGTGCCACAACACAATACGCTTTTAATGAAATTTCAACAAGATAAAAATAAAATTTACACCCTACTTCTCTGACGCATTACGGAGTTTACACGCTGCCTGACAGCCACCTCCACAGCGCAAGTCTTGCAGTACTTCTGCTTCCGACCTTTCACAGGGTTAGTCATTTTCGTTGTAATGCCGCAGCACTGGCATTCAATGTACGGTTCTCCATGATATTTGAGATACTGATATCCGAGATTGCGAAAATCAGTAATACGCATAACGATATCCCCATCCTCGATGAAACAGACGCGAACATTAGTGTTGTCTATTTTTTTGGAGAATTGAATCATGCCCGCCTCGCGTAATGTCCAGTACATAAGCCCTTGCCGCTTAATCGATGTGTTGATATTAGCCATCGACATAATCTCGTTATCCTTGTTGTTTACCCAGCAATCTCCGTTTGGGATAACCCTGTTCCAATACTTTGCGAGGCACAGCAGGGTGAAGGCAAGCCGACGTACCTGCTTCCCTTCAAGCGCATCGATTCGCTTCATCTCAGACTCTGTAATATCAATTTCTTCTATGTATATTGCTTCATATTTCAAAGCTTTGCTTACGGCAAAATCAAGCGCATCAGACCATTTAGGGAGCGACGATGTCGGGTCGCACTGCAACAAAAATGAATCAAGCATATTTCTGACATCGCGCTTATTGTATCCTTCGTCGATGTAATACCGAGCAACTCTATATAATGTTTCTGACGGTTTCTTGCCCAAGGAGTGAGAGTGTATCATGCTCTCAGCCCATTCGTGTTCGCGTAAAACTATACTCATACATTCACCTCTATTTTTTTAGTGGAGATAGAGAACCTCTCACCGCAATATTCGATATCCCCGTTAGAATCCAAAACAGGGTAGGAGATTGTCTGGTCGCATTTATTCAGCAAGTTGCAGATAATATCCTGACCACACATACTCCATGCAAACTTTTTAGTCGAACTTCTTGTGTAACACAAATCAAGAATGATATTACACAGCGCGTCTCTATTTTGGCATATTGCATTGCAATCTCGTCTGAACTCGTCTGTCATAATAGACATCTCAGCGTATGAGTCGCATTCATCAACCCGTTCGTAATCTGCGAATACGGCATAATTACGCAACCTTTTATTAAAATCCTCATACAGCTTTTTTATTGCATTGTACTGTGTTGGGCTATAATCTGCCTGCCCGCGCATGATTCTATAGTCAAACTTAACGACGGAATTGTGCTTTCCGATATACCCGTCGAACTCCTGCTCGAACCGACGGCATATTCTATTCATTACGCAGTTCCCAACACCTACAGGCATCCGATAATCATAGTATTTAAGAAAATCCCGCTGCCGTTCGGTCAATTTGTCGTCCGGAATGTTGCGGAGTTCCTTGACCGTCATTTGGAACTCTCGAAGGGCATTTCGCTCGGTGTTTTTGATATATGTATTATATTGCTTCATCAAAGTGGGGTAGATGTAGCGCATAAAGTAAGGCTTTTTATCAGCGACAATGGAACGATAAAAATCTCTCATTGAATCATCTTCGATTTTATTGGCAGCGTGTCTGTCATGCCATGTTCTCGGCATCGGCTTACAAATGATACCCTTTGCTTTGTCGATGGCATTTTGCTGATAAAGCTGACCGCATTTAATTCGATAGGAGAGTTCCTCGTACTCTTTGCTACCTTCTCTAAATCTGGATTGAACCTCAAACATAGATGTAATCCAATTGGTGGTCTGACCTATGTCGTTACCGAAACTTTCGATATTTGAACGGATGAAATCGTCGGCAGTAGAGATTTTTTTCTCAGCTTTTCGTTGGGCGCACATCAAGGCGGGCTGTACATGGAGTTTTTCTACAAGAACTTTGTTATCGGTGAGCATTACTAAGTCGCCGTCAAAGTCCATTCCGTTAAGGGCTGCCGCAGCCGTATCCCATGAATTGAAAATGGTGCAGGTGTTCATATACTGATACCAATATCGAGTATTGGCGGTATCAACCGGGTGGACGAGTCGGATATTGTTGTGACAGGTCATTGGTGCTCTGTAGCAAGCAAGTCTGTCAGCGCCGGAGTCAGCCCAATATCTGTTATAAATCTCTCCGTTTTTCAATAATCCAGTCACCTTAAGCCCGAAGATACTCTGACAAAGCGAGTATGGGTCGCCGGATACAATTGAATAATTCCCGTGAACCTTTAGTACTCCGACCTTAGCTTCGTTGATTCTGTTTCGGATTAACTGATATACGGAACTTTGGACGAATGGGTCATCTATCATCCGGCTATCAATCATAATTGCCTTAACAAAATCGTCGTCCAGAGAATCAATGTTTTTATCGTTTAACCCTGAACCTTTTAGAAATAACACCGTCTTACGCCAATCCCCGCGAAGAACATCTTTGATTTCGTCCATGGTCGGGGCTATCAGTTCTTCGATATCCTTATCATCAAGGTCATAGCTCTGAATGAACTGATAATTCAATGTGCGTTCTTTTTCGAGCTCCTTTGGACAAGTCTTAGCCACACCGAACGAATATCCGTTTTTTACTGAGTTTTCAATATAGGAATCGCAGCTATCGTAGGAGTCCCATAATTTAACCATTGATGTGGTCAGAATAAGCTCGACATTGCGGACGTCAACATCATTACCCCACGCATCTTTAACTATGTAATTTTCATCCGCCACTTTGGATGCGAAGTCAACAAAGTCGAATGTAAACACCATACCCTTTTCAAAAGAGAATCGGGTGTTGACGCCACTAACGATGTAGTCCAAGTTCAGCTCCTTACTCCATCGCTCGGCAAGAGAGGGGAGCATAATGCCATAACCATCCGAAGCGTCCATGTTAATTTCCTGCGATTTGCGGTCTTCCATAATCGGCTCGCCGTCGCATTCGTCGGTCAAATAAACAATGTCGGATAAGAAACTTGTTTCACAGTCATTAACAACGAGAATGCCGTTTGGAAGCGATACCGGTGTAGAGGCACTGCACGTCAAAGCCTTGTACGCCTCAAGCTTCGCTGTGACAAGTTTCTTTTCCGAATTTCTGCCGTTATCAATTCGACGCGATAATTCTTCTACATACCGTTCGCTGGCAAAAACAATAGTGCTGTTTTTAATACCACCGTTCGTCCCAAGAAGACGCTTATACTTTGTACCGTTGATTGAGAATCCGCGACAGGCTTTGTAATAGTCCTTCTCCTTATCGATTATTAGGCACATATAATCCGGTTTATATTGAATCGAGTCGAGCTGCGTATAAAGCTGCTTAATACGCCTCCTGTTTTGAACACTATTTTGCTCTTTGCGGATACGGCGTATTTCTTCTTTAATGGCACGCGCCTGTGCGTCCGCGTCCGTAATACCATTCAGCTCGTCAATCCAGCGAAGCACCTGACTATCGGCTAAGGAGATTACCTCATCATTTCTTCTGGCTTCTTCGATGGGGAGAGTGAGCTTCCACTTGGACTTTCTCAAACGACTACTATGTATTTTGTAGATATACTTCTGACATACTAACTGTTTTGCTATGATAGTCACCTCATTCCTTGCAGTTTTTCTAATTAGGTTGAAGTTACAAAAAAATTAGTCGTTGTATTCGGATATGTATTGTTCCCACTCTGTGCGGAACTCTTGTCTGCCTTTTTCGATAAGCTCTTCTATGGCGTAATCTTCTGCTGCGTCTCCGAGCGGCGCATAATCGTCGCACAAGTCGCTGCTATTGCAAACATCATAATAGTAGCAATTACTGCAGGGTTTCGTCATAAACGATGTTTCCTCCTTTACTTGTAGATTCAATCCAATTGATAAGCAGCGTTCTCATGCGCCTGCTTGGTATGTATAAATAAACTTCGCCGCCGTCCCTGATTGCCGAGCGCCATATCCACTGAACCATGATAGAAAGCGCATAGGCGTCTTCATCAACATTGATACCGTGCATCTGATAAAACTTTTTCTCATTGACATTCATAAACAAGTTGGCGATATATACGAGACAATCTCGTTTGCGGTATGCGTTCGTTGCCTTCGCATTAAATGTCAGGAAGGATTTCGTGTATCCTTTCCCTTTGATTTTGTTGCACTCGCCGTTGTATGACCCCCAAAGCTTTTTATCAGCAGGGACGTCTCTCCAAATGTTGTTAAAACAGTTGGATACGTTCTTCTTTAATTGTTCTACATCTCCGCCGCCACGCTTAAACCAGTTCATGGACAGAGCGTAGTAGTCATCCCCGACATCGTTGATTTTGCTTCTGCTCAGAATATGGAGCATATCTTTTAGATGATATACATAGTCGGGAGTGTAGCCCGGATAATCACCGAAACGATAACCGCCATCTTCTGTTCGCTCTATTCCGATATACTCATATGGAATATTGTAAATCTTCATGAAGTGATGGAGGCTCTGTCCCTTGAACAGATATGTCAGAATAAACACATCCCTGAACGAGGTGAGGAGTTCGGGAGGTAGTGCCCAATAAAACAGAGAATTATCGTCCTTGTCTGTCATGCGGATAAGCTCTCGTGATTTTAATAAGCTGAACAGTTCATGCAGTGCCTTTCCTTTATAATCCTCTTTAGCGATAGTATAAATACCGTTATTGTCCGTAATGTACCCGGCATCAAGCGCAAGCTGAAGGTCATCTTGATGGAAATCAAACGCTTCCAGCACATCTACGTTTTCGTCGATAATAAGCGTGTATCCCTGCCTGCGGATATCTTCGAGCGTCTCCGGCGTGTACCGCTTGAATGCCTGATGTGTAGTCGTGATATTCCTGCCTTCTTTAATGAGCGCAGCCGTATGCTCAAACTTACGGAAGTTATACTGCTTAAGCTTGTCACTTGGTTCAATAAAGCGCAGATGAGGGCAACCTTTCTTAATGCGGGTTGCTTCATCCAGATACGGAGTGATATATATAAACTTATCACTTGCGTGTTCGTTGAGGTAGGTGATAGCTGCACTTGACTTTCCAGTACCCATAATTGCATCGCACACTTTAACTATTCTCTGTCACCTCCTCGTAGAACCACACAGAGTTCTTTCTGATTCTCTTAATGTAAACCAGTCCCTTCTATAAAAATTTATGATAAACGGCTATTAGCCAACTAATCCGTCGTATTCCTCGATGCTACTGTCAACAAGATAATTACAAGTCGCGCTGCCGAGGTTGAGTTTACGGTACGCTTCATCAATTTCCTCTGTCGTAATACCGATGTAATCCAGCGTCTGAGCCGGAGAGGAGTGATTAAGCATCTTCTGCAGGAGCATGAGCTTTCTGGAGCTGTTATGACTCATTAACATCTGGTGGTAACAAAAAGTCTTGCGGAGCGTGTGTGTAGACATCTTAACATTGATATTAAGGTCTGTTGCAATCCCCTTGAGAATTCGGTCAATGGATTTAACACTCAGCGGCTCATTAAGGTTGCCACCTCTATTGGATTCACTTCGGAACATATAATCGCTCAGGCTCACGTTCGGAGTGTTCTGGAGAAATAGGGTAACAGCTTCGACAACAGCGGTATTGATAGTAATGTATCTGTTCTTCTTACGCTTTCTTGTGTTACGGGTCTTCTTCTCAAAAACAGGGAAGCTGTCCTTAAAGGTGAAGTTGGTATTGATGAGATTGCTGAATCGAAGCATCCGCAGGTCGCTTGCGCGAAGTCCAAAGTTGATACCGACGATGAAGAGCATATTATCTCTGTATCTTCCATTCCGAATTAAGTATCTGGAGATGGCGAAGATGTCGTCCATATTCTTAATGGGTTCCGCTGCGTGTTCAGGTGCGAGTTCGCAGTATGTATCTTCGGTTGCCGGAGCAATAAGTCCAGCAGCGAGTTTGCGGTTGCTACGCTGTAATAAGCTAATATCAATAACGTTCTGTTTCGAACAATCCAGCTTGAGAATTGCTGCCATAATAATCTATCCTTTCTTCTATGGTTTGTGGTGCTCACATAGGGTGAATTACAACCTTTTTATGTGATTTACAACCAACAAGGTTGTAGAATTCTGAAAAAGTCCCTGTGGCACAACGGAATACACGGAGCTCCTTAAAAGACGAAGACAATTCTTTAGTCTTATATAAATAGAAGCTTGACTTCTGCTTGTGATTGAAAGCAGATTTTCTAATTATCCAGATAAGGCATTAAAATAGCCTTTGCAGGTTTTCGATTTATCTTGATATAATTATATCACATCCATAGCTGTTTGTCAACTTTTTTAATGAAACTTATATGAGAAAAACTAAGAAATTTTCGTGTCATAAACCAATCGATTGCTATTGGATTTTTGTTGTCCAGATAACGATTTTCGCTTCAAACTTGGAGGTTTGATTCATCGGGTGTTATGGCTTAAAACGCAGTGTTTTCAAGGGGTGACAAGGCTTTTGGATTGAAAAAATGGGGAGTATGTGGGAGATGAAGCGACTTCCACTGTCTGCAAAACCTGCACCACCGCCGAAACCATAACCACCGCCCCCCTATGTCACATAGTGCGAAAAAAGGACATAGAAACACCACCGACAGACCACCGAAACAAAGCACCCCACCCTTTGCGGTAAAGGCTGAAAAAATTTTCTTGTATATCCTCTTGACAAATAAAAAAATATCGGTTAAAATTAGCTTGACCGACAGGCGGACGGGGTACACACACCACCGACCAACGCCCCACGGTCACAAAAAAAGCGGGTACGGCATACCGACCAACGCCGAAAAGGCAGAGAGGACGTCACAATGAGAACCACAACCAAAACCACAAAGACCACCAACGCAAAGACCACCAACGCAAAGACCAACACCCCAAACACCTTTACAACCCTATTGACCACCCTTGCAACAGAGACAGACCACCCAACCACCACCGACACCTACACAAAAGCATTGACCGACCTTGCAACCGCTGTTGCATACTCTGTATTGAAAAAGTGTATTGACGTATCGCAAAACAAGGCATTGATACAAGTTAAACAGAGCATAGCGCGCGACCGCAACGCCCTCAATGGCATAGCATACGCAAATAAACACGCATACACAACGGCATACAACACCGACGGCGAACGGGTACAAAAAGTGAATGACCCCGACAGCGTGAAAACGTTGAACACCCTTTGTGCTGAATGTCTCGGGGACGGGCTCGACCTTGTGAATGACGCTGTTTGCGCTATTTTGACAGAATGTCAAAAGCAAAAGGACAGAGAGCCGAACGCCCCAACAGATTTAGAACGCCCCTACACCGTGCGCCGACTTAACCGTAAAGTATGGATAAAGACCACCGACAGCGTGAACGGATGGGAAACAGTCGAAACAACCCCGATACAAGAAATATATAAAGCCGTTCGCCGTGCGATTGAACAAAGCAGAGCGGCACAAGCCGACCCACGAAACGGTTATACATACCTTGCAGACCTTGCAACCGACCCCGAGGACAGCGACACCGCCGAAACCATATACCGCCGTTTGCCGAAATATGCAGACTTAGGCGGATATGAAACAGACTTCAACGGGGCTTGCACTTTTTACACCGCCGACCCCGAAACCGTGAACGACTACGACGGCATTATTGAACGGTTGAATTTAACCGCCAAACAGGCAAAGGTGCTTGCACTCCGTCAAAGCGGCTACGGCTACAAGGCAATTGCAACATATCTTGCAATCAGACCCGACAGCGTGCGCGACTGTCTCAAAGCCATACAAGTAAAAGCCGTTGCAATCGGATTGACCCCCACCACCCCGACAAAGTAAACAGACCCCAACACAAAGACCGCCGAACACCGTTCCGGCGGTTTTCTTTTTGGATATATCCAACACCCGAAACCGCAAACGCCCGACAGCACCCCACCCTTTGCGGTGTAGGGTGTAGGGCAAACGCCCGAAAAGCCCGACTGAGGGGCATTAAAACACAGTATAGCTGATATATTCAGCCGTCGCTGGTGCGTGGGAATTAAGCCCACGGTTTACGAGATAGTGAAAATCCCCAGAGGTTTGAGCCTATGAGCCTAAGTGCGGCTTGCATAACTGAGGGCTATACACCAAAGTGTTAGACCTTTGAGGGTATCAGCGAAACCTCCGCCCAAGGGCGTTATATTCCAAGGAATTGAGGAATTGCAACACGGTATCTGAAAAGCGAAAACGCAAGTAATGTGAATATGCAAAGAAAACAATCCGTATCGGAATACTGATGCGGTTTGGTAAACCTATAAATCAAGCACATCTGCCGGTAGTTATGAGATGCCCGTAGGTGTGCTTTCTTATAGGCTTATCCTTTGAGCCTATAAATATTAGCCGATTGAGAGGTAATCAGAATGGCAACAGAAAATATCATTCGTGAAATCGAAGGAAAATCGACAAAGGATACCTTTAAGTTGACGGTATCAAGCAAGCCTGAGCTTCGCACTATGGCGGAGAGTCTGGCAGCGGTCTATAACGACGCTGTTCTTGATGGCAATTTTAACCCCGTTATCGAGATTATTGCCGAGGACAACAAGGAAACCGCTGTGGCGGTTCGAGAGGCTATGGAGTTCGCTGTGAACAAGTATACTTCTATCGCCCGTACCGAGTGCTTTGACGCTCTCAAAGCGACAGATAATCCTATGCTTGAAGCGGTCAAACAGCTTACCTATCCGACCATCCGTATCGTTGACAAGCCCGGCAAAAAAGACGGTGAGGCACCCAAAACCTCTATTGAGGACAGCGAAAAGTCTATCGACCTGCTCAAACTTCATAAGTATGTCGGCGGCGACGGTATCGGAGCAGACAAGAATTGGGCTTATAAGGTTGAAAAGCTTAACTTCCTTATGACCGCCCAAAAAGCGGTTGATTTGGGTATTGACCCGAAAGCGGTTCACGACAGTTACGCTATGTCGGAAATCAGTCGCGACATCAACCTCGGTAAGACACCGACTTCCAAGACCAATATCCTCAAAACCGTTCAGGCTATCGTAACGGCTATGGTCGGCGAGGAATATAAGGCGACATCGCACGATGTCAACTTCCTGATGTCGGTTTATTCCCGTAAGAACCGCAAGGCTTTGACGGTTACTTGTGCAAACCACAAGTATATGCGTCAGTATATGGCGGAAATCTGCCATCGTATCGTTCTTGGTAAGTCCTACGCCCTCGATTTCAAGGCAAAGAGACAGTAATCCAACTATCAAGGGGCGGTTTTCTATCGCCCCGACACTTTTTCACACTGATGAGTCGTTATGGAAATACACGACGAAACCGCCGCAAACGGCGGTCTGTGGGTTTTCCACTACTAATAAGGGAGGTTTTTGGTATGAGCTACGAAGTTTTTAAGACGCGGGTAAATGCTCTTATCAATCGTGCCGGCGGTGGCATTAAGGTTTGGTTTTCGACCGACCCCGATGAGGGTAAGCATTACGCAAACTGTTCCGACGGCACCACGATTATCGGGAACGAGCTGTGCAAGCGGGTTGAGGTTCGCTGGAACGGCAGAAATCACCGCAGTATTGCCACGATTTGAGGGAGGGTTTTATGTATCGAAAGTATTTCGTTTACCTCGATGACGGCAGAGATGTTTTCAAAATCGCCATAGCTGCGGTAAGTGAAGAAGCGGCAAAGGCTTGGTGCGCGGGAAACGGCGAGGTTATCGCCGTTCGTGATGTCACCGAGGATTATCCAATCAGCGCGGATAAAGTGCGTGATGCACTCCGCAAGGCTTGTTTCGGCGAGTTTGAACAAGATTTCATTGTTCGGGCTTTGACGGAATTTGAAATCGTCGAGTAAGGAGGTTTTTATGGCAAGCAACAACATCACCTTATCCCCGAAGTATGGGGTAAATCCGACCATTCCGGTTTGCTTTTGGTGCGGCGAGCCAAAGAATGAAATCGCTTTACTTGGGCATATCGGAGACGGCAGGAAACACGAGGATTTTGAAGCGCCGAAGTATTCGGTAATCAACTATGAACCGTGCGATAAATGCCGAGCGCAGATGGCGCAGGGTTTCACGGTTATGGAAGCCACCACAAAGCCCAATCGGGTTTCTTCGGCGGAAATCCAAAAGGGTGTTTATCCTACTGGCAGATATGTGGTTCTCAAGAATGAGGCAGCCGAGAGGATTTTCGGAGACCTTATCAAGGGCAATCGCAAGGCTTTCCTTCCTGTTGAGGCTTTTTCGGAAATGTTCTGCGGAGGTGCCAATACATGAGGCATTTCCTGTTTTTCGATTTTGACTCCGAGTATATGGCTTGGAAATTCGTAAACAAACTGAAACACGGCAGGCGTTGCAGGCTGGTTTCCTATCCACTCTTTAAGTAGAGTAATTTCAAATATAAAAGGGGAATTTTATTATGAAAGCATTACTCATTATCATCGTGGTTATTTACACTGCATTCAATCTTATTACCGCCAAGCTTTACAGCGCACGGGAAATGAAGCATGATTTCGTTGACGGTCAGTGCGTAGTCGGCAAGGTTTTCGCAAACATCTTTTATCTTCCGGCGTGGGTACTCAAGGGCTTGAGATTTATTGTTGTGGCGGTGATTAAATAATGAAAAGGGTGTGGAGGTGGTTACTAAATGAGAAACAGTAAGTTTTGCTGGTGTGAAACTGGGCTCAGACAATTTGTTAATGAAAACAACTTTGACAGAAGCGTGGTGGCAGAGTTTGAAACATACGAGGAAGCTAAGAAGTTTGGTAAGACAAGATACCCAGACGACGAGGATTACGGAGTATTCAAGTACGACGATGGGAAATTATATTGCTACAGTGATATTTCTGGACAACTTCAACGAAAAGAGATAGTAGATGCTCTTCGTGATTGGGAATTGATTTAAGTAGAACAAGGCGCCTTTTGGAGGTAGTTTGAGGTGTCCTTATATACGGAAAGATATGACTTCGTGTTAGCACGGGAATTTAAAAATTAAAGAGGAGGAAATCGAGTGATTACCAAGGAAAATCTGATTTCGATTGTATCGCGTGATACGGGATACAGCTCTGGTATGGTTCGCACCATCGTCGAAAGCACGGTGAAAAACATCACGAAGATGGTATCCAGAGGACATAAGGTACAGTTCTCTGGGTTTGGGACTTTCGAGCCTAAGCGCAGAGCCGCAAGAACGGGTAGAAACCCGCACACGAATGAGCCAGTGCATATCCCCGAAAGGGTTTTGCCGGTGTTTAAGCCGAGCAAGGATTTCAAAGAGTCCTTGTCTGGGTTATCTGACAAAAAGTAAAAAGTATATCGGTGCTACGAAGCCCAGTACATTCTAAGGAACGGAAACACATTTAGGTCGAAGCTTTTGATAACAGCATAGAGAATAAATGTTAGCAGCAGTAGTTAAATGGAGTTAGATGAACAGCCGAATACATAGGGAATCCCGCAAAACGTAGGAATTGTCCGCCAAACAATGGGACGGGACGCGCCGGATATTGGATTGAGAATGGCAATCTCACGTAGGGTGAGTCCGGCTTGTTTTACCTGCGGTGCTTTCACTTTTTGGCACCGTACACATAAAACCTCTTGCGCCCGCAAGTGAATCGGCAGGTGTAGAAATCAAACCCGCCTGCTGACAACCCGTTTTACAAAATATGAGGTTATCGGGTAATTTAGCGAGGTTCGATTTGTTTCAGGTTTGCACAGAATTATTTTCGGCAGGGTGCTGTAATGGATGGTTGGCTCCTGAAACAATGGTGCGGTACAATTCCGCAGGGCAAGCGCTAAGCTATTGTACGATAGCGAAACAGTGTACACGACTTGCCCAACGCTTAGTCCCTGCATTGGTTAAGGTAGGTGAGAAGACATCCGAAATCCGAACGCCATTGCAGGGCGCGGGGACTGCGAAAGTGTTCAAGCGGTAGGAAATGCTGCCACCGCGAGGCGGTTTTGATTTGAAGTGCATCCTCCGGAAGCAGGAGATGGCTATTTGTAAATAGCCGGTAAAGCTTCCTCGCCTGCGGGTGTAGTTTAGTGGTAAAACACCAGATTTCCAATCTGGTTTCCGGGGTTAAATTCCCCGTGCCCGCTCCAAATTTTATACAAGGTGGTAGAGAGTATGAGAGCAGTTGGTATCATTCGTAGAGTGGACGACCTCGGGCGCATTGTAATTCCAAAAGAAGTGCGGCGTTCTCTTCGCATCAGGGAGGGAGACCCGATGGAACTGTTTATCGAGGACGGCGGTGTGGTTTTTCGCAAATATAATGCTCTCGAAGAGGATATGTTCGACACCATACAAAAAGCAATGAAAGCCGGAGGTCGTAGCTACGCATTGTACGATAGGGATATTAAAAGAGAAAGTTCTCGTGGTTCTGGTTATCCGCGCAACGTTCCTGATGAGTGGTTCGATAAGCGCGGGGAGTTTACCTATTTAGGTAATGCTGTTTACACCATTTGTCGCTATGGTGATGTATGGGGCTATATTTGCACCGATAGGGTAAACGATGATTACATCAGAGGAGTCATATCGATGGCAATCAGTTCTCTTGTAGATGACGCATAAGGAGGAAACCATAATGGCACAGAAAATTATTCTACAGCCGGATGAGGTGTGGGATTACTTCGTGGAGCACGAAGAGGAATGCGATGAATGTATGTTTGAAATCGCATCATGCTCCGAATACGGAACAGCGGTGTATCTGTCGAGAAGTTCCAAGGGCGTTGGATGTATCACCGTGGAAGCGGACGACCAAGAGGTTTATAACGAGGAAATTATCGACGCTGAGGATACAAAAAAGACGGTGCAGAAGGTTTATGACGATTATCTCACGGATAAAGTTATAGAAATTCTGTCTGATTTTGAACCGCAGGAAGACGATACCCTCCAAAGCCAAGAGGATGAAATCGATATGCGCGAGGAAGAACTGGATAACCTTATCTGGGATTTTGTGATGGGTGTTTTTGGCGGAGACACCTATACGGATTTCGATTGTACCGGAGAAGTTCTCGATGACCTGAAAGACCATTTTCTCGAATATATGTACCGTAAACACGAGTTCGATATTTATCGCCCGATGGTTCTCGAGGACGAGGACGGAACAGAATTTTTTGAGGAATATCCATACGAACATATGGTGTTCGATGACGAGGATAACCCGATGTATAAGGATTGATTTCCCCGATAGCGGCTCAATGCTGCTTTAATTATAGAGACCAGCCGGTTCCTCCCCTCCGGCTGGTATGCTGCACGATTGGCTCTGCCTCCTCGTGGCGTGCGGTGGATGCGGGTTTATGCCCGTAACGAAAAGAGTACATTAAATGTAAGGAGTACATATCATGGCAAAAATTACTATCGCAGGGAAGGCTGTCGTTGTCACTTCCACCCTCAAGCTGGAGGACATCAAGACTGTCGGTAAGTATCGCCCCAAGGCTCTCTCCGTTTATGGCGGTGAGGACGGCAAGGAGGAGGTCTTTGCTATCAAGGCAGGCTGTAACGAGAGCTTCTCCAAGTATGGCATCTGCTTTGCGGATGAGACTCGCGACGAGAAGCTCGCGACCATCACGATGACCACCAACTACGACGGCGATGACATCGAGGGTTTCGTTGCCGATTATTTCGGTGCAGCTATCATCTACCTCAATAAGCTTGAGGAGACTCTTCCCGCCGTCATCGAGGAAATCGCCGCAGAGCGTGCCTCTGTGATGAGCAACATCACCGTTATCGCCTAAGCGATTTCGGTAACGAACCGTGCCCGCCGCAGAAATGCGGCGGGTTTTCAAATCAATATCAACCGAAAATTAAATGAATTAAAGGAGAATTGAACATGGTACAGGTTACTGTAGGTAATAACGTTAAGCGCGAAAAGGTTATCGTCGATACGCACGCAACCCTTCGCTCCGTTCTTGAAGATGCGGGTGTGGATTACACTCGCGGTGTGATGCACCTCGATGGTTCTTCACTCAATCCGGGCGACCTTGATAAGACCTTTGCCGATTTTGGCATCGGTGAAAAGTGCTTCCTTCTCAATGTCGTTAAGGCTGATAACGCCTAATCAGTAGACACCCCGGAACCCCGTCATGAAAATGACGGGGTTTTATCTGGGGGATTGGCGGAACAGGCAGACGCAATGGACTTAAAATTCATCGCTTTGAAAGCGTACCGGTTCAAATCCGGTATCCCCCACCAAATGAATTTATAAACAAGGAGAGGTTTTATGTTTAGGCAGAAAGTTTGTCAAACGATGATGACTTCGGAGGCTGCTAATAACTTCTTCCAGCACATTACGGGTGACAATTTGCACGGAGATGTGAGCTTTGTCTCTACTCTCCGAGCTTTGGTTGCTCCCAGAATGCAGGAAGGTGAGCGACTGAATGTTGTATTCAATTCTACAAGATATTCGGCACAGGAAATTTCCAGCGTTCCTGCAAAGAATGCCGTCACAGCCATATTTAACGCCAGCGCTTGGGATGCAGGAACCATTATGGTTCATAGTTTTGCAAGCCAGTCCCAAGAGGACAACTACGCGTGTCTGGAACTATTGAAGAGCACATTTGAGTCTACCTATTCCGGATGGCATCGCCTCGAAAAGATTACGGACTTCTTCCGTAAAAGATTCTATGCCCTTTGCTTTATCCATCCGGAAACAAAGCGAGTGGCTCTCTTCATAGACAATCTGGATTTACCCAAATTGCATTATCTTCAGTGTGCAGTTTTTGCATTTCTCCCGTGGTATTTCGACCCCGAGAAGGGTGTTTCGGAAGAAGAGATGGCGCTTATCGAATCACTCAGAGATAAATCTTCTTCAAAGTATGAAGCGTGTATCGCAAGAATTGCGGAAAAATATGATTTCAAAACAGCCCGTGTTCGCCAGCTGCTTGCAGGGTTTGAAACGAGATTCGAGCGCAGAAAATGCGAAGAACTCAGAGAAAGCATTTCTACAATTGACTTGGAAATCGATAGACTCAGCAATTCAATTTCCCATCATCTTATGCAGCGTAGGGACAACGAGGCTAAGCTCCTTGGTTTGGAACTGAAAATCGAGCAGGATAATGGTGGTGAGTCGGAGATTATGGATTACTTCCTGAGCAACGACAGGTTAATCCTCGAAAGAGTGACGAACTCCGAGATGGTTTTTGTTGTAAAGGCAAATTGCGAGTATTTCGATGAGGATATGGCAAAATCCATTATCGATAAGCCTGAGAGCTATGTGTACAGACCGGCTGGCAGAGCTTGTAATGCGTATATCCAGAGCGAGGATATGAAGCGGCTCATGTATGCCATCTTTATCGACCAAACTGTAAAGCTTCGTTTCTGTGCGGCTTATAGTTTTGACATTGGTTGTCAAAGTGTCGGAGGAATCAGAGGTTATGGCTACGGTGCGGAATGTGCAGGGTATATGCCGAATACGCACATCGACAAATTTTCCTGCATGGGAAATTATCAGAATACTATCAACAGAATGCTGAAAGATAACAATTATATCAGTGCAATCGAACAGTGCATCGCTTCTTGCAAGAGTCTAAATTTTGCGGACAGCACGGTTATGAGCGAGTTTATGTGTTGTATGTACGGGCTTCAGGGGCACACCAACGTGAACAACAGATGTCTGGAACTGCCTAACGAACAGATTGTTACACCGAAAGAAGCAGCTAATTGGCTGAGAGAACAGGAGTGTGGCAGCAATGAGTAAGAATATCAAAATCACAGATGAGAGTCTTAATGAAGTACGCAAGGCTTTTGAGGAAGCATTATCCACGGGGAAGTTCTCCGACGGGAAAATCACTTTCACAAAAACTCTCGGCATCGTCAATCGAAAGGCTACCGTTTTCTTCACTGAGCTTGCTTGGCTCAAGATGCAGACTCTTATTCGAGAGTTTGATAAAGAGGTTGCTTGGCACGGTATCGCCAAGCGCGGAGAAGACGCTTCTAAGGATGAGTATTACATAACGGATATTCTGGTGTATCCGCAGGAAGTGACAGGAGCAACGGTGAGCACCGACCAAGAAAAATACCAGATGTGGCTTATGAGCCACGATGATGAGGTTTTCAATAACATTCGGATGCAGGGACATTCTCATGTAAATATGGGTGTCACTCCGAGTAGTGTGGACACATCGCTCTATGACCGGATTCTTGAGCAGCTTGACGACGATATGTTCTACATCTTCATGATTTGGAATAAGCGCAAAGAAAAGACCATCAAGATTTACGACCTTGCTAAGAATATTTTTTTCGATACTTCGGATGTCACAGTTGAAGTCCTTGAAGATGGAACCGGTATCGAAAAATTTCTCAATGACGCGAAGGACGCGGTAAAGGACAAGCCTACCACACCGACATCGACATATCAAAGCCCCTATCGTAGTTCTTATGGGTATGGCGGATATTATGGCGGATACGGCAGTTCCTACGGAGGCTCTGCAGAAGAGAAAGAGCCAAAAAAGACCGAGTCGCCCAAAGAAACAGCGAGTTCTCAGAAAAAACGAAAGGGAAAGCGCAAAGGGAAACGCAAAGGGAAACACGGCGGGGTCAACAATACCTGTGATGAGAGTAAGCAAGTGACTCTTTGGGATGGGTATGACTATGACGATATGGATGACCCGTTCTATGCAAGAGGTTATTAACTGGAGGTGATTTTCAATGACAAGGCAGGAGTTTTTTGACGATGTTTACGATTTCAGAGAGCTGATGGATTTTTGTTATGATAATGACTGCGGGATTTGCGACGACATCTACGATGATGAGTCGAAGGATGAATATATCAATGAACATCTTTCGGATATGGCAGATAACGCAGATGGCTGGCAAAATCTCTATCGTACTTTGGATGATATCCCGACCGGGTATGATTACTATCGTTTAGATGATTACGGCGATTTCAACGGTTTGGGCGATGACGACTTCGATGACTACAAAAACGATGTGCTCGAGTGGATGGATGATAATGAATACTGGGACGAGGACGAAGATGACGAGGAAGAGTATTTCCCTCCGGAAGAAGAGTATAGCGAAGAGGAAGACGACGAAGAGTCATGTGAAGAAGATATGCAGCCTGTCGATGAGCTTTTCAGCTTATGCAGTGAGCAGCTCAGAGTAATCGATGCAAAAGAAAAAGCCGAAGAGCAGAGGTGCAATGAAGAATTTCTTGCTTTTACAGCGGAAATCGGCGTGGTAGTAAACGAGGGAGGCAAAGCAGTATGATGGATTTAAGCAAATCTTATGATTTTTTTCAGCCTGAAAAGGACGACGCCCGTATCCATATTGTTGGGTGCGGCTCTGTTGGTTCCACCATTGCGGAAAACTTGGCTCGCTGTGGTGTAACAAAGATGACCCTGTGGGATTTTGATAAGGTTGAAGCCCACAATATTGTCAATCAGATGTTCCGACAGCAGGATGTCGGTAAGTTAAAGGTCGAAGCTCTTAAAGATATTCTGAGCGACATCAACCCCGACATCATCGATGATGTCGAACTCAAACCTGACGGTTGGAAAGGAAGGCTTATGTCCGGCTACATCTTCCTCTGTGTGGACAGTATTGAGCTACGCAGAGAAATTGTCGAGAAGCATATGGATAGTCCATATGTAAAAGCGGTATTTGATTTTCGTACACTTCTTGAAAGTGCGCAGCACTACGCCGCTGACTGGTCGGATTATAAAATGAAAAAGGACTTATTGAAGTCCATGCAGTTCTCGCACGAAGAAGCCGCCGTGGAAACTCCGGTATCGGCTTGCGGGGTCACGCTCGGAGTTGCGACGACAGTGCGTGCGGTTTGCGCTATTGGTGTTGCGAACTTCATCAGGTTCTCCAAGGGTCAGGGCATTAAGAAGTTTATGAACATTGACCTGAATACATTCATGCTTGACGCTTTTTAACAGATAAACAAACTTAGACTGTAATGAAATGTGTTTCTTTGAAACAGCTTTTCGCTGTCAGCAAAAGTGACAACTTGAGAGGAAAATGGTAGCCCCAAGGAGGTGTCTTCATCGAAGGTGGGGACTGTACACTCCGGACATCACGAGGACATTAGCCATCAAATGTAAGAATATTCCATTGTCCCGCAATAAGTCGTCAAATAAGAAAGCCATCAGTGCCGGTTCCCAGACTCGAATCGACGCCCGCTTCTATCTATAATGATTACAGTCAAACATAAAGGAGGTATCCGCGTGGTTTACATCACAGTAAAGCAACCACCAATGTATAGACAAATGACATTGGAAGAGCTTCTTTTTGGAACGGAAATTAAACCTTCCATAGTAAACAACAACATAACAAACACGCATACATATGTTGTTGACAGAGTAAACGATAAATATCGCAAGCGAATCGATGTCGATAAGATGATTGAAAAGCTTGCACAATTCAATCAGCAAACAGAATCGCTCAGAGTGCATCAGCCACGCACAGATTTATATTATACATTCCACATTCCTAAGAAAAGCGGCGGGCTTCGGCGTATCGATGCTCCGAACGATGAGCTGAAGAACGCACTTAGAAATTTAAAAGAGATATTCGAGAATGATTTCGGATGCCTGTATCACACAAGTGCGTTTGCATATATAAAAGGACGCGGAACAATTCCTTCGGTTAAACGACATCAGGCAAATGAGTCCAAGTGGTTTGGAAAATATGACCTTTCTAACTTCTTTGGAAGTACAACGCCTGACTTCATTATGAAGATGTTTTCAATGATTTTCCCTTTCTCGGAAATCGTTAAGACGAGTGATGGTAAGGCAGAACTCAGTAAAGCACTCGACCTTGCCTTTTTGAACGGAGGTCTTCCGCAGGGAACGCCGCTTTCGCCGACGCTGACAAACATTATGATGATTCCGATTGACCATAAGTTATCCAATGGACTGCGTAACTTCAATAATCAGTCCTTTGTTTACACAAGGTACGCGGATGATTTTCTTGTATCCTCAAAATACGAGTTTAAGTTTATGGATGTAGAAAAATTCATCGTTGATGTGTTGGCAGAGTTTGGTGCCCCGTTCACAATCAAGACAGCCAAAACCAGATACGGCTCGTCTGCCGGTTCCAATTGGAACCTCGGAGTTATGCTGAATAAGGATAACAACATCACAATCGGTCATAAAAAGAAAAGACAGTTTCAAGCAATGCTCAGTTCATATGTCCTTGATAAACAGAACGGGCATCCGTGGGATAGAACCGATATCCAGACCTTAGAGGGTTATCGGAATTATTATCGCATGGTAGAGGGAGAGACTATCGATAAAATTGTCGAGCACATTGGAGAGAAGTATCATATTGATATAGTTGCTTCCCTTCATGACGATTTACGAACATAACAAAGATTTCTGTAATGAATATCCATTTTTATGGGGCTTTTTGCTGTAAGCGAAAGTGACGCGATGGTAAGGGAAAAGACGCAGGGAACTGGCACGCAAATCAATCCCTCCTCGCAGAGATGACCAGCGAACAAATCAATACACAAGAAATGAGCTGTTGCTACACAACAGTCCAATCCGTCAGCAAGCAATAAACACAACTGCACCTCGCTTCCGAGGCGCCTGAGCCGCACCGGTATCCCGCCTGCTGCTGACATTGTAGATTACAGAAACAACTAAAATGGATAAGCTGATAATGCAATTGCTTTGCCTATGCAAACGCGCTCTTTGCTGTCAGTGAGAGTAACAACTTGAGAAGAAAATAGAGGCTGAGGAAGACGACAGAATAAAATTAAAGAATCTATCAAGTAATCCAAATAACTTGGTGTAGACCCTGAAGACATTGTCCCACAACAACACACTGAACTATCCTCTGGATTTCCTCATCTGGAACACCGGTACCTGCATCCCAGTTTTGCGCAGCTGTTCCCTTGTAGATTATCACTTATCCAACAAAAGAATTGTTCCTTTTAAGGAGCTCCCGAAAATCTATTGTAACACAATAGGTTTTCGAGAATTCTACAACCGCCGAGGTTGTAAAACGCTATATTGCTCTGATGCCAGAGCTTTATAAACCCTCCCGAAAGCGCACCGGCAAACTATGAATTGGCAATCGACTCATAGGTAAGAAACGACAGGTAATGAGCCGACCTATCTGGATTGCGTCCAGACAACGCAAGTTGGTCGAAATTCGGGAGACATATTTTTAATGCTTTAAGACGAGGTGAAAAATATTCGCACGGATATACTTGAAAGAAAGACGGAAATCCTCAAATCCTCAATTGGATAAATGAGAAAAAGACCAAAGCTTTTATAAGTCGTCAATTATTGTGTCCAAATTGTCACGCGGTACAAAAATCTCATGATGATTCGAGGCGAATTTATAATAAGAATGTGGGCTAAACGAGAACATAGTTAATAATGTGCCCATTAGGGCGTGTAAGTTCAAGTCTCATTGCCCACACCACTTGGCGCTATCGTCTAATCGGTCAGGACATCGCTCCTTCAAGGCGGGAATATGGGTTCAACCCCCGTTAGCGTCCCCATTTATGTGGGTATAGCTCAACTGGTAGAGCACCTCTCTTTTAATGAGGAAGTCCGGCGTTCGAGGTCGCCGTACCCACACCGTGCGTGAGTTATGGTTTTCTCACGCATTCTCTCTGCTACCCTCCCGTCATGCACGGGAGGGTTAACTAATAATTCAGGAGGTAGGTTTAGTATGAGTTCACTCATTAAGTGTCCGCATTGCAATAAAGAATTCAATAACGAGCCTCTGGAGGAAGTGCTAAATCCTACTGTGAATATTATAAAGCATTCCACAGAGCGTAGTTCGTGGCATGATATTGCGGATATGATTCATGTAGGTGAGTATTATAGGATGTTCGATGTGGGAGATTCGATTTCCTGTACGCTGAAAGACGGGAAAAGAATTGATATCGATGTTGCCGCTGCCAATCCGTTTGGAGATAATCAGGTTGCTTTTTGTTTCCATGATTGCTTAAACGACGCTTCAATGAATCGCACAAATACAAATCGCGGTGGATTTTGCGAATCAAAAATGCAGGACTACCTCAATAACGATATATTCAATTTACTTCCGGATGACCTTAAGGAAGTAATCACTGCAAGAAAAATTGTCCAAACCATTAGAAGTGCGGAATTCAGCGCAGAATGTAAGCTTTGGCTCCCGTCGCTTTACGAGGTTTATGGTGAAGTATATACCAGATATAATTGCGAGTCCAATGAAAAGCAGTTTGAATTATTCCAAAACCCGAGGAATCGTATCAAGTTTAGACGCGGTGCTTCTGGAGAAGATTATAGCCATAGCCTTTACTGGTGGCTACGCTCGCCCAGTGTCAGCAACTTTACCACCTTCTGGGGTGTCAACTACTATGGCAGCTGCGGCAACGGCTTCGGAGACGCCAGCAATACGCTTGGCGTCTGCCCCTGCTTCTTAATCTGAAAATTGGTATACATTTATATTTGGCGGCTTGCCCGCCAGCAACATGAAATATGAGGTGTAGTTATGGGATTTGTTGATTTTAGAACAAAAATTCAGGAACAATTCAATTCGATGGCGGAGAATTCTGCGCGGTTATTTGTTGTCGATGTCAATAAGGACGAAATGTGGAATTTGTATTTAGACAGCTTTCCTGTCGGTACAAACAATATTTATCGTGAGCGAAGAGAACACGACTGCTCTTGTTGCAGACAGTTTATCAAGCAAGTTGGCAACGTTGTTGCCATCAACAATGGTGAGGTTTCTTCCATTTGGGATATTGATATGTCGGATGCAACCTATCAGACAGTTGCAAAGGCAATGTCGGAGTATATTAAGTCTAAGGCTGTTGTAAATGTCTTTTTCTGTAAAGAGAGCAGAGTCGGAACGATGCATAATTTTGAACTGCTACCTACCGGAGAAAGCAAGAAATGGGAGCATTTTTACGCTGAAATTCCTGCGATTGCGCTTGAGAGAAGACGCTCTGTCGGAGATGTTCAGGGCGAGTTTAGGTCTACTAAGGATGTTTTTAAGCGCTCTCTCGAAGAAATTACTGAGGAAAGCGTGATAACCGTTCTTGAACTGATTTCTCAGCATTCTCTTTATAGAGGAGAAGAGTGGAAGAACCCGCTTAATATTTTCCTTGAGTATAAGCGAGCTTATTCAGCTCTGCCCGACACGCAAAAGGACTTATACGCATGGGAAAAATCTGTTAAGGCAGGAGGAGCGATTGGTCGCATCCGCAATCACAGCATCGGTACGCTCCTTGTAAATATCAGCGAGGGTATGGAACTTGATTTAGCCGTTCGTAAATACGAACAAATAGTTGCTCCTGTAAATTATAAACGTCCCAAGGCGATTTTCACAAAGAAGATGTTAGAAGAGGCGCAAAAGACAATCGAAGAACTGGGGTATATGTCTGCTCTCGGTCGTCGGTTTGCAACTCTTGACGATATTACCGCAAACAACATTCTGTTTTCAAATAAAGACTCCGCAAGACGCATTACGGGAGTCTCTATTTTTGACGAGATGAAAAAAGACATTCCTGTGAACCCGAAAAAGTTTTCGAGAATCGAGGAAATCGCTATTTCGGATTTTGTGTCCGATGTCCTGCCAAACGCACAGGAAGTCGAGCTGTTCCTCGAGAACCGTCATTCCGGTAATCTGGTGTCTCTCATCTCTCCAAAGGATAAGACGAGCAAGAGTATGTTCAAGTGGAACAACGGGTTTAGCTGGGCGTATACAGGAAACATTGCAGACAGCACGATGAAAGAAAATGTTAAGGCTGCCGGTGGTAAGGTTGATGGCGTGCTGCGTTTTTCAATTCAGTGGAATGACGAGGACTATAATCCTAATGACTTCGATGCTCACTGCACCCAACCTAACGGCAATCATATTTACTTCGGCTCCAAACATGACGCTCGCACGAGCGGCGAACTCGATGTTGATATTATCAATCCGACCCGTAATAAGGCAGCGGTTGAGAATATTACTTGGCTGAGTAAGGGACGAATGCCGAAGGGTACATATCGGTTCTTTGTTAATTGTTATAGTAACAGAGGTGGCAGAAGCGGATTCAAAGCGGAAATTGAGTTCGACGGTCAGATTTTTTCCTTTGATTACAACAAAGAGCTTCGCACAGGTGAAAATGTTTATGTTGCGGATGTTGAATTCGACGGTGAAAACTTCCGCCTTATCGAGAAACTTTCGTCCGGTGTGTCTACCCGTGACCTCTGGGGGCTTAAAACAAACCAGTTTATTCCGATTTCTGTGATTTGCTATTCACCGAACTACTGGGACGAGCAGACTGGTGTGGGTAATCGCCACTACTTCTTTATGTTAAAGGATTGTGTTAATCCGGAGAGACCGAACGGTATGTTCAATGAATATCTCAAGGAAGAACTGTTAAAACATAAGCGCGTTTTCGAGGCGCTTGGTAGCAAAATGGCTGTCGAAGACTCTGCCGACCAGTTATCCGGTGTGGGATTTTCATCTACACGCAGAAATGATGTTGTTGTCAGGGTAAAAGGCGCTACCGAAAGAGTACTCAAAATTAAATTTTAAGAAGGAGTAATTGATATGAATACAGAAAAAATGTTTGAAACAGCTGTAAGAAATAAAATGAGATTTCCCTATAAAGGTCAGATTTCTGTCGAAGACCTGTGGGATTTAGATGTCAACGCACTCGACGGCATTTTTAAGACCTTAAACAGCAAAGTCAAGGTTAGTCAGGAAGAAAGCTTACTCAGAACTCGTTCTAAGGAGAGCGAGGAACTGATGGTGCAGATTGAAATCGTGAAATATATCGTATCTGTGAAGCTTGCCGAGGCTGAGGCGCGAAAAAATGCGGAAGCGAATCGCGCAAAGAGACAGCAGATTCTCGGAATTCTTGCCGATAAGCAGGAAAGTGACCTCAAAAATAAGAGTCCTGAAGAGTTACAGGCAATGCTCGCGGCGTTGGAGTAAGGGAGGCTTTTCATGAAAACTCTCATTGTGATTGATGTGCAAAATGATTTTTTCACAGGAGCACTTGGCTCAAAAGAGGCTGTAAATATTTTGCCGAACATCAAGAAGAAAATCGAAGCGTATATTGACGCCGGTGATGAAGTAATTTTCACTCGTGATACGCATGGCGAAGCTTACCTTGACACCAATGAAGGAAAACATCTTCCGATTCCTCACTGCATCAAAGGAACAGATGGCTGGCAGATTGTCAAGGAAATCGACCGTCCTGAATGTGAGCATATTGATAAGTTTACATTCGGATATCCCGATTGGGATATCTCTGCTTCTGATGATGGAAGCTTTTCAGACCGTAATTTTAGTGAAATTGAAATAATCGGTGTCTGCACCGATATTTGCGTGATTTCTAATGCCCTGATTCTCAAGGCGCTTTTCCCGGAAATTGATATTACCGTTGATGCGAGTTGCTGTGCAGGAGTCACTCCCGAGACTCACAAGGCGGCGCTCACCGCTATGAAATCATGTCAAATCAATATTGTTGGAGAGTGATTAAGTGTTAAAAGTTAATTGCAAACCGGTTGAATTAAACAAATTTCCGGACGGTACTTTTTTGATTAAGGAGAAACCGTCCGGCGATAGGGCTCTTATCTCGTGGAAGTTTGAAAATAACGAGGAGCTTGTTGCACTGATTTATATTACTCATCATCTGCGTGCCCACGGCGTTAAGACAATTCATTTGTTTATGCCGTATATCCCCAATGCACGGCAGGACAGGGTAAAAACAGATGAGGATGTATTTACGCTCAAATATTTTGCTTGGGTTGTTAATTCTTTGGAGTTTGATAAGGTCATGGTGGTAGACCCCCATTCATCTGTATCTGAGGCTTTAATTGAGCGTATAAAGATTATATCTCCCGCCGATTTAATCAACATCGCTTACAATCGTGTCTGTGAGGAATGCGCGTGCGGAGATAATGATGTCTTGATGTTCTATCCTGACGAAGGCGCGATGAAACGATATTCCGGAATGATTTCGGCGCCCTATGCGTTCGGCATTAAAGAGCGCGACTGGGCTACTGGAAAGATTAAAGGATTATCTGTTTTTGAGGGTGAGAGCTCCGTCAAAGGCAAGAACATCCTGATTGTTGATGACATCAGTAGTCGAGGCGGAACCTTCTACCACAGCGCCAAAAAACTTAAAGAACTCGGCGCTGAGAAGGTATTTCTTTATGTAACGCACTGTGAAAACACAATCCTCGAAGGCGAGGTTTTATCCAGTGGGCTGATTGAGAAGGTTTATACCACGGACAGCCTGCTTACGATAAAACACGAAAAGATTGAGGTGATGGAGCTGTGATTAAAATAAATCCAATGCTTTTGATTGACTTTTATAAAGCCGTTCACGCCGAAATGCTACCGAAGCACATGACAAAATCGGTATCCTATTATACCCCTCGTATGAGTCGAGTGAATCGCTGGGATAAGGTCGTTATGTTCGGTTTGCAGGGATTTATTAAGACATATCTCATCGATTACTTCAATGAGGAGTTCTTTGCGAAACCTTTTAAGACGGTGATGGCTGATTATCAGCGAGTAATGGACGCGTCTCTTGGAAAGGGCATTTATGGTATGGAAAAAATCGAAAATCTCCATAAGCTTGGCTATCTTCCGATTGAGATTGTCGCCATTCCAGAGGGCACCCGTGTTCCGATGCATTGTCCAATGTTTGGAATCACAAATACACTCCCTGATTTTGCTTGGCTTCCCCAGTCTCTCGAAAGCCTCATCTCCGCTGAGAGCTGGCATCCTATGCTGGTTGCTACCGTAGGATACACCTACAGAGAAATCGTAAATCATTATTACGGTTTAACTTGTGATGACAACATTCCTCGAGCAAAAGCGCTTGGCGCGTTTGATTTTCGAGGCGAAGAAAGCTTGGAGTCTGCCATTAAAGCCGGAGCAGGGTGGTGTATGTCATTCCTGAATACAGCAACAGTCCCTGTTATTCCGTATTTGGAGAGTGTATATAATTGTGACTGCACTAAGGAGCTTGTGGCTTTTGGCAGCCCGAGTACAGAGCACTCTGTTATGTGCTCGAACTATGCGGTTGATGGTGATGAAATCACACTACTCAGACGGCTACTCACGGAGATTTATCCCAATACCAGTTTCTCCGCCGTGCTTGACTCATATGATTACTGGAATGTAATTGACAATATTCTTCCGCAAATCAAGGATGAGATTCTTGCGCACAATGGATGTATGTTAATGCGCGGTGATTCCGGTGACTGCGTAGAGATTGTGACAAAGACGGTTTTCAAGCTCTGGGAAGAATTCGGCGGTACAATTAACAGTAAGGGATACAAGGTACTTGACCCCCATGTAAAGGCTATCTACGGAGACAGCATTACCGTTCAGCGCTGTGAGGAGATTTACAAGATTTTGATGGAGCACGGATTTGCCTGCTCCAATGTCGCTCTTGGCGTCGGTTCTTTCTCTTTTCAGTGTATTGAAGAAGACGGAGTGTTAAAGCCATTTACGAGAGACACATTTAGTTCCTGTATTAAGGCAACCTACTGCGAAATTGACGGGAAGCCTCTCCCAATTTTCAAAAACCCCAAAGACGGTGGATTCAAAAAGAGTCAAAAGGGGTGCTGTGTGGTTTACAAAGACAACGATAACGAACTCTGTTATAAGGACGAGTTTACTTGGGACGAAGCATATAGTGATTCACGAAATATGCTTGTACCCGTGTTTAAGGACGGCGTAATGACAAAGGAGTTTACTCTTGATGAGGTCAGAGCCAATCTGCATGGAGGTAATTTCTAATGGATTACGAAGAATATATGAGAAAATTTAACGCAAAAGCGGTAAAAGACGGAGTTGTCTCATGGATTCGCCAGTGGTTTGAAACAAACGGCAATGGGTGTAATGCCGTTGTCGGTATTTCCGGCGGGAAAGACAGTTCAGTCGTTGCTGCACTGTGCGTTGAAGCGCTTGGAAAAGAAAGAGTAGTTGGTGTGTTAATGCCGAATCACAAACAGGCAGATATCGGTTCGGCGTGCAAGTTGGTTGACCACCTTGGTATTATGCATACCGTTGTCAATATCGGCAGGGCTGTTGACTATTTATCCAATCGTGTTGACTCAAACATTTTAAGAACAGCGGGATTATTTAGTCCGCAGGTCAGCTTAAAAATGTCCGTCCAAGCAAAAACAAATCTGCCTTGCCGAATCCGCATGGCTACGCTTTACGCGGTTTCACAGAGTGTCAACGGCAGGGTTGCCAACACTTGCAATCTCAGCGAGGATTGGGTCGGGTACTCGACGCGATACGGAGATTCCGTTGGTGATTTCAGTCCTCTGTCAATGTTAACAACGGACGAGGTGATTGCAATCGGCAAGGAATGTGGCATTCCGAACGAGCTTATCGAAAAAGTACCATCGGATGGGCTTTGCGGTAAAACCGATGAAGAAAATCTTGGCTTCTCCTATAGAGTTCTTAACGAATATATCAGAACAGGGCATTGTGACGACGAACGAATCCGAGTGCTAATCGACGAAAAGCACAGCAAAAACTTATTTAAGCTCTTGCCGATGCCGGTTTTCTCATATGAACCAATAAGAATCACGTGTTGAGATTTTAATAAAACCCACAATGTAGATTGATTGCAAATTGAGTATTTATACATATGTGCAGTCGCTCGTCGCTGTTAGTGCGAGTATGAAATTGAAACGGTTCTCCGGAAAGGCACAACCCAGAAGGCGCTTGAGTCTGTGCACGCCTTCAGGGTTACGGATTGTGGGAATTATAGAAAAACGGTCGGGGCTTTATATCCGACCGTTTATTACATGCTGACGTGGCTCAAAGGGAGAGCAGCGGCTTTGTAATCCGCAGGTGCAGGTTCGATTCCTGTCGTCAGCTCCAGTATGTTGTCGGAATGTAGGCTTAGAGACAGCCATCATCTAAGGAGTGACAAGAGGAAGATATCGATAAGTGTACATAAGGTATCAAGAGAACGGTGGACTAACTTGGGAAAGCTGCAACAACCTCACGGAATCGAAAATTGATACGGTCACAATATAGTCCCACAAGAAATCTTCTGAAATGGAGATGGGCATCTGGGTAACTATGTGATTCGAGAGAGATTAGTAGTGTGTAACATAGTCAGGTTTCAAACACGAGAGATGCTGAGACTTAACCTTTGGATGCAACGTCAAGTAAAAGCTACAAAGCAATGCTATGTGTACCGTCGGAGTCTTTGGCGTAATAGTACACCGGCAACATATACCAATAATAAATTTCAAAAGGAGGTATGCCTTACGGAACAAGATAAATTTATTCCATACGAAAAACTATCAAAGAAAAAGAAGCGCGAGCGCGACAATGAAAAGCGCAAAAGTTGGGGCTCACTAAATCCAGTGACCCGTAAATCTAAAAATCCACGGGCATACAACAGAGCAGAAACAAAACGATACGACGAGGGAGAGGATGAATAATGGGTTATTCTGATGTTTATACCCTTCAGTCTTTGAACGGTGTAAATTTAAAACAAGAATTTATTAAAGCTCACTCCAACGATGATTGGTTTAAAAAGTTTCTATACTACGCTTTAAACCCGGTTCTTACATATAACGTCTCAGAAAAGACTCTGAGAAAGTTTGTTGGTACACCACCAGCAGACGAGAAAGCAAAGCTCGTATTTTTTGGTGATATCTTCGAGTGCTGCGAATATTTGTCGAGATTACGTGGTGTTGATGATGCCACGCTTCGTCAGGTTCAGTTGCTACTGTATCGCTCTGAGCCTGATGCGAGAGAACTTTTTGTTAAACTTCTTGCAAAGACATTAAGGCTCGGAGTAACTGCAAAAACGGTTAACAAGATTATCCCACATCTAATTCCTGAGTGGGAGGTACAACAGGCATATCCGATTGACAAATATCCTGTTGCGAACGGTACTGAGTTTTGGCTGACACAAAAACTTAACGGTGTGCGTGCAACATTATATAATGGTCAGCTTATCGCGAGAAGCGGTGTTCCGTTTAAAGGTCTTGACCACATACTCAAGGAACTTCGATGGGCTGACTGCGCCCACATTGCTTTGGACGGTGAACTTACACTTGCGGATACGCATGGGTTAAGAGACAATGAGGCTTTTCGTGAGGCAACCGGGATTCTGAACTCGGATGATGAACATAAAACAGGGATTTGCTTCACGATTTTTGACGCAATTCCTTATGTAGATTTTGATAGCGCTAATCCAAAGGTTTCCTATTCTCATCGGAGAACCATTCTTAACGAGGTAGAGGAGACGGTGAGTAACTCGGAATGTGTAAGAGTGCTACCGGTGCTTTACCACGGCAAAGACCTGCGGAAAATTGATGAACTTCTTGAGCAGATGATTCGAGAGGATAAAGAGGGCTTAATGCTCAATACCGATGTGCCGTATAAGAGAACAAGACACAAAGGCATTCTGAAAATCAAGCGGTTTTACACAATGGATTTACCGATTACCGGAGTTGAGGAAGGAAGCGGCAGACTCGCCGGTAGGTTAGGGGCTTTTGTGCTTGACTACAAAGGAAATGAAGTAAAAGTCGGTTCCGGGTTTACGGATGAACAGCGCAGAGGTTATTGGGATATGCGTAACAGCCTTATAGGTCAACTGTGTGAAGTAAAGTACAAGGAAATCTCCTATGACAAAAACACAGGACTTGAAAGTCTCCAATTCCCCGTATTTGTACAGTTGCGAGCCGATAAGACGGAGGTAAGCTATGGCTGATTTTGATAGAGAACAAGCGGAGCAAGAGCTGTATGAAAGAATGCTCGCAGAGCTCAGCACCTTTCGAGATTCGCTGTTGAGGCTTTCTCCCTCAGAGATAATCAGTAACTATAACCCATACGAACTCGTTTATAAAGAAGATATACTGATGTGCTTTGAGGATGACGAGTTATGCTTAAGCGATGAAAATGTTCTGGTTTTGCTTGAAAAGGAGAACCCGCTTGACTGGCTTTACCAGTCTTGGTGTGACTCCGGCATTTCTCACATGGATATGATGCGTGAATTCATTCACGATACAGTACAGGCACAGGAGGTGTCCAATAATGATTAAAATCGTAGACGGCGATATTTTTAACTGTGATGCAGATGCAATTCTACACCAAGTAAATTGTCAGGGCGTTATGGGGAGCGGAGTTGCTAAGCAAGTGCGAGAAAAGTTCCCTACGGTATTCAAGTATTATAAAGCTCGTTGTGATGAGGATAAGCGTTTCAAGGAGCAGTCCGGTATCACGAAATCGAGCCTGCTCGGTTTAGCACAGGTGTGTTATAAAGATGATTACCCCGTTGGTGATATTAAGGATAAACAGGTTATTATCAATCTGTTTGCACAGGACAGATATGGTTACGACGGTAACTGCTACACTGACTATGAGGCTCTTCGTAAATGCCTAAAGACGGTCAACAAGCAGTTTTCTGGCAAAAGAGTAGCCATTCCGTATCTTATGGCTTGCCACCGAGGCGGTGGAGACTGGGATACGGTTTATCAGATGATAGTTGAGGAATTAGCTGATTGCGATGTAACCTTATATCGATATACCGCCGGGTAAGGAGGAGCCAATGTGTAAAAATAAACAAGCACCTCCGCAATTTTCTGCAAACATAAGCGGGTTTTGTGCTATGGCTGAGAATGCTAAGAGGGATTACGAATGGAATCGAGAAGAGGTAAATCGCCTTGATAGACTGACGCAAGACTACTTGCATATGCTCGAACTTGACGGACTTGATTATAAAGAACGCGCCAAGGTCGCCACAAAACTGTCTCAGTGCAGACAACTTCGCAGGAACTCAAAAGACACAGTTGAAATTTTAGAACCATTCATTATGTTTTTGGATAGCGACAAAGGAAAGAACATGATGAACCTTGTTCGAGAGGCTCTCGGAAAGACCCGGAAAGTAGAGGAGCGAATGATGGGAAGAACCTACAGATTCAAGGTTTATGAGGGGAGATGTGAGTAATGGATGAGGTTAATAACTTTTTAAAACGATTTCATCTGTCGAGCAATGTTGACGAGGTGTTCACCTGCGGTTGTTGCTATTGGTTCGCGGCAATCCTGTTTCGCAGGTTTATCAGAAATGGTGCGGAAATCGTGTATTCAGTAGAAGATAATCACTTCGGCACAAAGATTAGAGGAAAGGTTTATGACATAACCGGAGAGGTTACGACTAAGTACAACTGGATTTCGTGGCTCAATTATAGTGATTCAGCTCATAAAGAAAAAATTATTCGGGATTGCATTATGTTTTAGGAGATGAAATGTCGATGCGTGAAAGAGGTCGTGTGTCCAGACGGAGTTTCCCGTTCCGCAGAAAGTATTGGTACAAGAATGCGCTGCAAATCCCGACATACTTCAGAATTGTCATCAACTTATCAAGTACGGGTATGATGCGATAGCGACAAGATAAGTTCTTCGCACTTTTTTTCAAAATATTTTTATTGTTTCTGGGATTAAATATTAACTTGTAATGTAGATTGCTATCTTGCATAGCGCTTCTCGCTGTAAGCAGAAGTATCGCATTGGTGGGAAATAGAACGGAGGAAGACGACCCTGCAAGCCTTACTCAGGCGAGCTAATCGCCGTCAGTGAAGTCCAAAGACAGACAACCAATCAAAAAAAGCATTCAAACGCATTGTGTAGCAACGCGAGTCACCCAGCAAAATAGTCGACTAACCATATGAAACAGACGTTCAGTTGGATAGATACCTATAGTGCAGCGATTCATGATGCGGCAATGTAATATAAGATTACAAGTAAAGGGGCTTTATAAATGGGAAACACCCGTATGTGCTGTGGTTCTTTTGTTCCAAAAGGACGACAAGTATGTTATGCCTGTGAACGTGAAACGTTAGGGTGTGACAACAAAGTACCCAATGAAAGGTTGGGATTTTTAATGTGGTTATCTACCGCACCTAAAGAAGAAATTGAAAAGGTGGTTTATAACCGTAAATAACTTGAGTAATATACTGAATCACGGCTGCGGATGTGATGAGGTGTGTTATATTAAATAAACTTGAAGGAGTAAGATAATTGACTATTTTTCTAAAAATCGTTTCTCTTTTACTTTTTGCGAGCGCATTCGCCGTCCCGGCAATTGTAAACTATGTACGACGTGAAAACTCTTATGATGACAACTATAAAAGAGTTCCCAAGAGATGGACTGTTGTTACTACATTAGTGGCAGCGGTTCTTTTTATTATCTCTTGTGCTTTTGTCATCATTCCGACTGGGTACACAGGCGTTCGTACAACATTCGGGCAGATTGATAGCGACACTATGCAGAACGGGTTTAATTGGAAAGTTCCGTTCGCACAGTCTGTGCGAACGGTGAACAACAAGCAGCAGGATTTGCTTTTTGAAAAAGATAAGATTTGGTCTGAAACGGAAAGCCGAACAGCAATTTATTATGAGGGCGTAACGGTTACATATCAGATTAGCGCCGAAAAATCCGCGTGGATTTATGCGAATGTTGCAAACTACAAAGAGGTGCTGGTTTCATCCAATCTGGTTGCATCTGCAATCAAGTCGAGCAGCAAGAGCCTGAGCGATACCGATGCGACAAATCGAGCCGTGGTTGAGCCTCTTACTATGCAGAACCTTCAGAAATCTCTTGATGAAAAATATGGGGAAAATGTTGTGTTCGTAAATAAAGTGACAATCAGCAACATTGATTTTGAAGATTCTTACAATGCGGCAATCGCTGCAAAGCAGCAGGCGCAACTCAATGCAGAGCAGCAGGCAATTGAAAATCAGCGTGCAATCGATAAAGCAGAAGCTGACGCGGAGGTAAAGTGCAGGACTGCGCAGGCAGAAGCCGATGCTAAACTCATTACAGCGCAGGCTGAGGCAGAAGCGAACACTCTTCTGGAAAAATCGCTGACAAGTCAGATTTTACAGGAAAAGTATATTGAAAAATGGAATGGACAGATGCCCAATGTGATTGCCGGAGATGACGGTACATCCATTCTGGTTCAGCCCACTCCGTAAGGTCAATAAAATAACGGCGCAGAACCGCAGACCTGCACCGTAATCACAATGTAGATTGATTGCTTTCAGGTTTAATACATATACAGGCAGTCACTCCTGCTGTCAGCAAGAGTATCAAGATGAGTCTTGCACTTCGGCTGGCGGACACACAATTTGCGAGCAAGCTCCTTAGAGCTTGCTCGCGTTCTTTGAATCCGTGGGATTCAAAGAACTGCCAGCCTCGTGGCACTTATAGGTACAACAAATAAGTTCAAGTAACCTATTTGTTACAGATTGTGATTGAAAGATTTAACTATGAAAGGCGGAATAAACGATGAGAGTTCTCTTGTTATTAAGAGGCAGCGCTGGGTGTGGGAAATCCACATGGACTGAGCAAAACGGTCTCAAACCGTATACCTTATCGAAGAATATTTGTACCTTAAGAAAAATGTTCTACCAGACGGATATTGGCAGACAATTTGCCGAGGAGGATACATAAATGAGACTGGTTTTCAGGTCGAACCTTGTTGGATGGGACGAAACTGCCACCAGAGCCTATCTTTATGAGCTTGAAGAGGGTGACTATGAAATGCTCAACGATATGACCCACGATGAATTGTGCGATTACTTCATGGGGCAGAAGTATCACATTTATCACTTTGAGTTGAATGCACATTTTCTTGTAATGTATGAAGTTACAGCTCTAAATGTTTGAAGGGAGTCAGCAATATGGACATAGTTGGTAAACGATATGGTCGTCTTGTGGTAATCGGGCTTTCCGAGAATCGCAATCGATATGTTATATGCAAGTGCGATTGCGGAAACACTTGCGAGGTAAATCAGTATAGCCTTGTTTCCGGGAATACACGCTCTTGCGGGTGCTTACGGAAAGAGATGAGTAGGGAAACGGGGAAAAGAACCCTGCTTAAAAATTCAGAACAGCGTCTTGCTACAAATCGGAAATATAATACAAACTTCCAGATTATCGAGAGTAAGCAGCCTAACAATCGAAATAAAAGCGGAACAAAGGGTGTTTGGTTTGACGCCTCACGCGGGGTTTACGAAACATACATCAGTCTGCACCGCAAGCGTATCTTGCTTGGACGATTTAAGACGCTTGCCGAAGCTGTAAAAGCTCGAAGCCGCGCCGAAGAGGAATTGTTCGCACCGTTAATCGCTGCGAAATATGCGGATTTACATAGCACAAAACACGAATCGTAATTTGGAGGTATTATCTATGAATTTGAAGGAATCTTTTCGCTATCAGAATTTTCTCGATATGTTGATGCGCTCTGCAACCGTCAGTATCACATCCAAAGACCACTGCCTTGTGACCACAAAGACTCATCATTACAATAAGGCGAACCCGGAGGCAGAAGATGTCGAAGAAACAATCTCTGTGGACGAGTTCTTCCCCAACGATACGGTAATCGCCTTTATGAAGTGGCTTGTTGAGGAGCGCGAAAAGCTGACTAAGGCAATCGGCACTGCTAAAGCATCCGTTGGTTTCGACATTGATGCAGCTGTCGCGACAAACAAATTCCGTCAGGAAATCAATTTGTCCATTAAGAATATGCTCCGATACACTCCGACAAAACGGGTAGAGCAAGGACGCGGCTATAAGTTTAACGCCGAAGGAAATCAGATGCCGTATCTCTATGAAATCGAAGTATCCACGACTGAGGCTTATGATAAAGAAGGAGCGAAACAGTATATGCGTTCCGTAATTACCGATGCCGATAAGGTCTCTGCGGATATTGATTCCGCAATGATTAACACGCAGGTGGATTATGCACCGGTATTTGATGTGAACGACACATTTGAGGACGCTATGACGGAGTTTTCAAAGACCTACGGCTGCTAACCCAAACGAGAGCTTCGGCTCTCCGATTTGGGTAGTAATCATCAGGAAGTATTTCGATTTGACGCCCGACGGTGCGAAACCGTTAACCATTAGCGATAATGGTTTTCGACCTGAAAGTATTAAAGCACAACAAGATTCGGCTTAGAGTGTTGGAAATATTTTTTAGGAAAAGGCTCCACCTTTGGGGCTCCTTAAGGGGTTTAATGCCCTTACTTATTGACAGTCGATAAACGCAGCACAAAGCGTTAATACACGATTCGTCGTTTTGCAATTCGTTATACATGATAACGTGTGGTCTTGCGGCTCGCATCTCACTAAACAAAACATAGACCACTTTGGAAGAAATTTCTTAACAGTAAATTGGATTGCAGATTATTCAAATTGTTATAAAACAATTTTTACTTAATGTTCGGTTGCTTTGCGACCATTTTTCAAACCGAATTATGGAATTTTGATTACTATCCAAATCAGAGAGGCGAAACAAAAAGGAGGTATACATCGATGAAATATGTCGGGGTCAGACACGCGCCCAGTCAGATTGGTTTGTATTGGTTTAGTGTACCGGAAGAACTTCTTGACTACGTTACAGTAGGCACTAAGGTGATTTGTGACACACGAAAAGGAAAGACGGAAGGAACCGTTGAGAGGGTTCTGGATGGTTTCTTCGAAGACGAGGTAAAACAGATTTCCGGTAATCGCTACCCATTCAAAAGCATTGTTGGAGTTATGGTTGATTACGTGGTTGCCAACATTCATATTCCGTGGGAGATGGAGGCGTCTACGCCGCCACCGGATAAGATTTGCTGTAGAATGGGAGAATTTTATAGCACGGGGACTTTTAAGACAAAAATCGTTATTGCAGCAGACGGTACGCTGCTCGATGGATATACCGCATATCTTGTTGCAAAAATGTTTGGGCATGATTCGTTGCGTGTCCTGATGAAGATTTAGATAAGGATGGTGTTTTGTATGGAGACAATTGCAAACGTCGTCCTTTTTGTTTTAACAATTGTCATAGGCGCGGTTTTTATATATGGAGTGTGCAGCACGAACGGTCAAAAACCTCATTGCGATGATGATTGCGACAATTGACCATTTCCAAGATGTGATGATGCTTCAAGAAAGGATGTGGATAAGCAGTGATTTTTATTACAGGTGATTGCCATGCTGACTACTCGAAGTTTTCAACAAACAGTTTTCCGGAGCAAAAAGAAATGACACGGGACGATTATGTAATCGTGTGTGGGGATTTTGGCGTATGGCATCCGGATAATACCGAAAAATGGTGGTTCAGATGGTTTTCGGAAAAGAACTTCACGCTACTGTTTGTTGACGGTAATCACGAGAACTTCGACAGACTTTATAGCGACGAATTTGAAATCGTGGATTTCCACGGAGGTAAGGCGCACAAAATCTGCGAAAATGTTTACCACCTTATGCGAGGATATGTTTTTGAGCTGTGCGGTAAGAAATTCTTTGCGTTTGGCGGCGCAAGCAGCCACGACATTCAGGACGGAATTCTTGAGCCAAGCGATTATAAATCGACTAAAGAACTGGCAAATGATTATAATAAGCGGACGCAGCGTGGAGAAATGTTGAGAATCAATCATATTTCGTGGTGGAAACAGGAAATGCCGTCGGAAGATGAAATGAAATTCGGGCTTGAAACACTCAGAAACAATGGAAATAAAGTGGATTATATTGTAAGCCACTGTTGCCCGCAAGAGGTTGCTTCGCTCTTTTCACACGGTTTTTACAAGCCGGATAAACTTACAGATTATTTTAATACTGTTGCGAGAACCACCGAGTTTTCCAAATGGTTTTTCGGTCACTACCATAATAACAAGCAAATTTTAGATAAGTTCATTATGCTCTACGAGCAGATTGTGAGGGTGGTATAATGAATGTAAAGATAAGTAGCGGAAATTCAAAAATGGGAGCAATCCCAAGTGTCTCATTACCAGCCGGTATTACTTGCCGCCAAGATTGCGAGTGCAGTAAGAAGTGCTACGCCAAGCGGTTAGAACGGATGAGACCTTCGGTGCATCAGGCATATCAGCATAATTACGATTTGCTAACCCATGATTCGGATACATATTGGAGAGAAGTCGAGGCATCAATTATGATGTCTCGATTTTTTAGATATCATGTTTCCGGGGACATTCCGGATAATGTATACCTCGCACACATGATTGAAATTGCAGAACGTAATCCGCATTGCGAAATGCTGTGTTTCACAAAAAAGTATAATCTCGTTAATGACCATCTTGATTTTGGCGGCACCATTCCCAAAAACCTACACATCATTTTCAGCGGCTGGCGCGGCATGAAAATGGTTAATCCATATAACCTACCGGAAGCTCATGTCCGTTACAGGGACGGTACGACTACAGCCCGTGAAAATGCGAAACCGTGCGGCGGGAACTGCGCGGAGTGCGCAATCACAGATGGAGGGTGTTGGGCGGCAAAGCACGGAGAACAAGTGGTTTTCAACGAACACTAACCAAGGAGGCATTCTTATGAGTAACATAAAAGACAGTCTCGGAGACCGCATGAAAGGGTACGAGAATGTATCTCGGAATTATTTAACTCGCAGAATTCCGGCGATTATTCGTATTGACGGAAAGGCTTTTCACACATTTACGAGAGGTATGAAAAAGCCGTTTGACCGTATCTTAATGTCTACAATGCAGGATGTTATGAAATACCTTTGTGAGAATATCCAAGGATGTGTGTTCGGGTATACTCAGTCGGACGAAATTACGCTTGTTCTTACCGACTATGAGAAAATTACGACCGATGCGTGGTTCGGATACAATATTCAGAAAATGTCAAGCATCGCCGCCAGTATGGCTTCGGTTGCGTTTAATAAGTTTTTCTACAAGGCGATTGACGATTACGCCAATACTGATGAAGCCCTTTCATATTTAATCTCCGAAGACGAAGAAAAGAAGAAAGAGATAAAATGTTATCTTTCAACTCTACACGGTGCTTTAAGCAAAGGTGCGGTATTTGACGCGAGAGCTTTTTCAATTCCTAAAGATGAAGTTTGCAACTGCTTAATTTGGCGGCAGCAGGATGCTACACGAAATAGTATTGAAGCAGTGGGGCAGGCATATTTCAGCCACAGTGTTTTACATAAGAAATCCTGCAACATGATTCAGGAAATGCTCTGGAGCCAAAAGAATATCAACTGGAACGATTTCCCGACGGACTGTAAGCGCGGCACTTGTTGCTACAGACAGCCGTCAACTGAATACATCGAAACAAAAACGGGCGAGTTCATTGAGGTCTCTCGCAATCGATGGACAATTGATAAGGACATCCCGATTTTTACACAGAACAGAGCTTTCATTGAAAAATGGATTTAGCGTAGAGATAATGTTAGGGTGTTTGCGGAATGGTAAATAAGCTAACGGAAGGCGAAAGGTGTAGCGTAAATGATAACATATGAAAGTATACCAGATGAATATGAGCTTTCTACAGAATTTCCAACATACATTTTAGGGTTTTGTCCTGATACGGATAGTTGGTTTGCCACTAATCAAAGATTTTTCTTTTACGAATATCCTATGGATTTTCCAAACGAGGAGACTGCAATTGAATATTTCAAGAGAAACCCAGAAGTGTTTTATAATTTGGAAAAAGAAATGAGCATATATCGCCCTTCATTTTATAATGATGGCGTTTGGTTGGAAAATACAAAGGAACTTATAATGATAAAAGATTAGTTTTATAAGGAGTGAATCTTATGTCAAGTACAGCAGACAATGTTTTAATAAATACAGATGCAAGATTATTTTACATATCGGATGATGTAGATAGCGCATCCATCGGAAAGATGTGTTTTAATCTTTTGTACTTGCTGAAACAAGATGATGATAACGAATCAAAAGAAAGGAATTTCAAAAGAGAACCAATCAAAATATATGTAAACTCATATGGTGGAGAAGTGTATGATATGTGGGCTTTGATAGACATTATTGAGAAATCTAAAACACCAATTTATACATACTGTACTGGATACGCAATGAGTGCAGCATTTAAGATATTTTTAGCAGGGCATAAAAGATTTGGAACGAAACATTCAACATTTATGTATCATCAGATGAATTGTTATAGATATGGGAAATATCAGGATTTAGTAGAAGACAGAAAAGAAATGGATTTCCTTAATACTGCTAACGAACAATATGTCATTGAAAGAACCAAAATTCCGCAGGAATACATAAATGAAATCAGAGAGAAAAAGAGAGATACATATTTTCACGCAGACGAAGCGTTAATGTTCGGAATCATTGACGAAATAATTTAAGGTCATTAAAGAGAGTCGCTACTATTTCCTTCGCGCCTGTTCCATAACTTTGCTACAAAATCGGCAGCAGATTCTTTGCCATCATAGTTACAATCTTGGGGATTGATTGAACCGTTATTACCAAAAGTCATCTGAGTGGTTCTGGCGCGGCAATTTTTGCACTCAATCCAGATAGCCCATTGAAAGTAGGCGCTTGTGTTTAGTTTTATTATGGCTGTGCCGTTACAGAATGGGCACGGCAATAGTTGTTTGACTTGGAGTTCCACGTAATACTTTCTTTCACAATAACATTTAAAAATATAATCTGCAGTTAGTTGTGTAATATACGTAATAGTTAGGAGAAATACTTTTATGCTTGATATTATTTTGAAAAGCGGGAAGGATGATGACAATTGAAGAGGCTGATAAGTCTTTATTTGGAGAAATTATTATGAGCCACAAAATGAATTACATACCGTTTATAAGTTCTTATGACGATATACGAGCAGAGATGAATGACGACCTACAATATAGACTGAAAAGCCGAACGTCAAAAACATCCCTTGGACGACCTCTGTATTATCGTATCAATATTCAGTTAATTACGACACAAGAATGCCCATTTCATTGCCCGTTTTGCTTAGAAAGACAACATCCGATGACAGGGGATAATAATTTTCCAGCTCAAATCGAAGCGCTCAAAAAGGTCTTAGGCGAACATCCGAACGCGCGACTAACAATTACCGGCGGCGAGCCCGGGCTGTATCCGAAACATGTTGAGGATGTGGTCACGACGTATAAAGAAAGCGGCAACAACGTATTTTGCTCAATCAATACCGCAGGATATAGCACAGCCATAAACGATTTAGCTCACATAAATCTTTCACATAACGATTTTGTACATCAAAATCCCAATAAATTTCCGGGGTGTACCGTTCAAACAGTCGCGGACAATCTGTCGGTTCGGTTTATTAAGGACTTTATGCGGATGAACGCTTATAGCTTTTCATTTCGATTTATGAGCGGCATGGAGAAAAAAGACTATCCAATAGACGTATGGAATGAATTGCAAAATGACGTAGAGATAGATGTAGGCACTTTTAGAATAGGAGATTTTTTCGTTTATTCGACGTTCAGCTATGCAGGCAAACGCGCTCGCATAACACTCGGTGATATGTGGCAGCAACAGCACAACGATTACCGTGACGGTTATTCTAATATCATCATTCATCCGAACGGTCATATTGCAACGAATTGGAGGTAAAAATCATGAATAGCGAAAAGGGGTTTATAGTTTATGAAGATAGCGGAACAAGTTTTAAAAATTGCAAAACATCCGAAAAATGGTTCTCGACATATGATGACGCGATGGAATATGCGATAAAGATTGTACAAAGAAGAACAAGCGAGTTCAAAATTGGTATTGGTATTAACAGCTCATTGACGGTATATGAAGGAGTAGAAGCAATTCTGCATAAACCGCATTTAGTTCCATGCGGTAAGGTCGCTTTTAGTTGGCATACCTACGCTCAGATATTCAGAGAATGAGGCGAAAAGCTTGCATATTAGCTGAAAAATTATAGAGTACTACGAGGAGGTTAGATTTGTATGGAGAAAGATAACAAAAGGATTGTCATAAACTTATCCAATGGCTTTAGGTTGGTAGCGGAGCAGAGCCAAGACCCAGAGTTTCGGAATGAGATTTATGTCGGGATTGAAACTGATGACGGCGTATATTATCAAGATTTGGCTGTAATAAGAAATGCGTATTCAATCAACGAAAATCTCCGGGTTGTCTGGAACCCAGATATATTGGAAGTCCTCGTTTATGCAGATAAAAACGATGAGGATTACACAAATAAGTATTCCGTTGGTATCAGGGAAGACACTTAAATAATTATGAGAGGTATTAAGGCGAGAAACCCAAGAGTGTATTGAAGAAACGAGGTATTGAAGATGAGTGTATCTTATTGGATGTGTCAGGGTGTAGGTATCCGCACAAATAAATTATTACCATTTTTAAGCACATATAAATGTGTTCAGTTTATGAAAACACAGTTACCGGATGAAGATATTCAGGAAGACAAGTTTGATATTGATGACTATCTTTATGGCGAGCCTTTTGATAATCTTGCCGAGATGTTTACTGTTTGCGATAATACAGACTCATTAACATATGGCGATAATGGTGACGGCGAGTACTACTTTTATTATATGCCTACCTATCCGTGGGAGCGAACAGATAACGAACCGACAAGTATTGAGGAAGTACATAAACGTATTATTGATGCCGTTCTCTGTTTATGCGATATAACTGAAGAACAGGTTAACGCATTGATTGATGACGATATTTATGATTTGGGGTGTGGCTAACAATATGATTACAAATGTAGCTGACGCGTTAGCTCCCTTTTTCTCCGGCGACAAACAGTTGGACGAGGCAATTGCAGATGTTTGCAAATTGTTTCTCAAAACGTTTGAGGACGAAACCTTTATGTGTAAAGGATGTGGGAAAATCATATTTCCGAAAGTTACAGTGAATGAGCACGGAATTTTTATTGAAAGCGGTCGTGCTGAGATTAGAGGCGGCAAAGAAAATTACTGCATCGAAAGAGATATATGTGAAGAATGTGTCAAGAGAGTAAGTGTAATTAGGTGGTGACATATATGGTCAGTGAAAAGGACTTTATGATTTTTGTAGTTATGGGAACATAAAAGGAGAAAGAAATGAGACGAATTAAAACTATAAAAGTAAAGATAGCTACGAAGCCAAATATACATATTGGAGACCACTTTGTTTATAAAGATATTGAATGGATATGTTTAGACATCATTAACGGCAACTGCCTTGCAATCACTGCAAAAGTATGGAAGGAACTTCCGTTTAATGTTGGTAACCACAACAACTGGGAGAAGTCATCCTTACGTACAATGTTGAATTATATGTTTCTTGACAATCTTTATAAAGGACACCTTGTAATGCAGACATCTGACATGATAGCAGATAACGGAGACAAACAGTACGGCTCTTGTGAAGATTATGTAACGATACTGTCTTGCGACCAGTATCGTAAATATAGAGACCTTGTGCCGAACTACCCTGAATGTATGTGGACATTAACTCCGTGGAGCTGTTTCAGCGGCACCGGTTATGTTCGCCTTGTCCGTCCGACGGGTAACATTGATGACGGCAGTGCTTGCCTCTGTTACGGAGTCGCCCCTGTGGTTTTGTTTTCGTTTGAAATACTTAAGTCACTTAGGTGTTTAAAAAACCAAATCAATTAGGAAAGTAGTTGCAGATGAAACATAAAGTAGAGTTAGTGCATAACTTAATGTATAAAGGTTGTGAGCCACATTGGCATTGTACACAGTGTGATATTTACATACCAATTCATTGCTATAGTAAAAAAGAAATAGAAAATATGAATTGTGAGGGGAATAGGAATGACAAATGAGAAGCTTACAGATGAAGAAGTGCTAAAAGGCTTGAATGAATTAAGTCAATGTGCAGGCTTAAAGATACACGTAATACAAATACTTAAGGGAGCAATTGACCTTATCAATTGTCAAAAGGCAAAGATTATAAAATTAGAATATTACAATGAAGATTTGCTTGCTGAAGTCAGAAAATTGAAGGGTTCTACAATAGTTAGTAACATTGTAGAACATCAGAGAATTAAAAGCGAAACAGAAGCTGAAGCATACAAAGAACTTATAGACATATTGTTGAAGTAGCATAAAAGGAGAATAAACAAAATGGAAGAGTATATTAGAGAAATTAAACAAATTGCAACTAAATACACAGAAAATCGATATGATGGATATTCACAGATTATGAGAGTCTGTGATGCTATGAGAGAACAACAGAAATACTGTTTAGGGTATATGTCTAAAGATGAAATAACATCACCTCAGTTTGATTAGACTTAAAATAAATTTCTTGATAAAACTGGAGGTAATTAAGAATGACAAACTATGAACAAATTAAGAATATGAGTATTGAAGAAATGTCAGACTATTTTAACGAAATATTTGATTGTCGTAATTGTCCAAATGATATGTTTTTATGTGAAGGTAACGGCTATGTATGCACAAAGTATATTAAGCAATGGCTTGAAAGTGAGGCTAAACAAAATGCCGAAAGTAATAAAAAATAAAAAGCTTACAGATGAAAAAGTAATAAAAGGCTTGAATGAATTAAGTCAATACACAGGTTTGAAAATACAAATAGCACAAACGCTTAAAGAAGCTATCGACCTTATCAAACGCCAAAAGTCGGAAATTGAGAGGTTGAAATCAGCTAACGATGAAAAATTTCGCCAATGGGATATGCTTGCAGAAAAGACAAAACAGCATTATGCTGATTTATACAACGAAGCAAAGGATATACTTAAAGCCGAAGCATACAAAGAGTTTGCAGAGGAGTTAAAAAACATATTAAGAAACATTCCAAAATGGAATGTTAAAAAATTAAACTTTAATAATGTCGGCTTTTCCTATGATGATGTGTTTTTTAGTATCGACAATCTCTTAAAAGAAATGTTAGGTGAAGAGTGATGAATGAAGGAAAATTAAAGTTTGGTATTGATATTACAAAAAATGATAGAGGAATTTGGTCTTTTGGTGTTTGTTTATCACACTACGAAGATGAAACTTATATCTTTGTTAATTTTCATAGATATTCAATAACAATTGGTAAGTTTTATAAGTAA